GACTCCGGCTATGACATCTATTTGGGCACCGGCTTGGTTGTGGGGCATCAAGGGCTATACAGCTACAGCGCAAAAGATGCCGCACTCTATCGGGGGGAAATAACAGCACTACGAAAGAAGGGATTAAGTGCCACAACGGCGGCTTCCCATATCGAAATGAAGTACGCCTTTGGCCTTGACCCTGACAAGATACCCAAAAAACCAAAACACACTTAAGGAGAAAAACAATGGCTGGATTTACTAATCGCGGCAAGAAACTCATGGGATCGGTCTATTTGCTGGCCACCGCCGCCGATATCCCGACCGCCTTCAAGGTCGCCCTTGTCACTACTGCGTCGGCTCCGACACAGGACACCAATACCCTTTCACAGCTAACGCAGGTCAATACTCAAACCGCCTATGGCTACACTGCCGGCGGCATTGCCGTCGAGCGAAGTGCTACCGGATTCGATACGGTGACCGAGGACGATTCCGGTGATCTCGCATCATTCAAGATCAAGGACTTGGTCTGGACTGCCAACGGCGGGTCAATCAGTTCTATTTCCTATGCCGTCCTCGTCGACGACAATGCGACGCCGAACGTCATCGCCTATTGGACTGTGACCGGCGGACCGGTGACGGTGACTACCGGACAGACCTTTACTCTTCAGGACTGCGAACTGCAGCTCAAAGAGAGTTAATGGCCACCGCGACTTTTGCCACACTCAAATGTACAGGTTCGGGCGCGGAGACGGAAACGGATGTCAGCGCCCATCCCTGTTTTCTAAACGCCGACATCGTTTCGACCGACACTGCGTCCTATCCGATCAAGGCACCAATCGCGGGCGGCAATCCGACTTATTCCTATGAACTCTGGTTGAAGTTGCGCTGTACCGCCGCGCCGGATAGTTACTGCCAGAACTTCAAATTCTACGGGCCGGATCATCGGCCTGATTACTTGGACTCGCCAGGCAACAAGATGACGATCAATGTCGCCACGACTGCGACCGGAGCGACGCCTGTAAATACTGTATCGAGTGTCGCCACGACACGGCAGGATACGAACTACTACAGCGCGGGCACGGCTTTGACTCTGCCTGTTGATCCCGGGGACAGCAAGATCAATGCGGTCAACGAAGAGACGAACTATCTGGTCTTGCAACTCAAGGTCGAAGAAGCGGCGACTCAGGGCGCGATTGCATCTTATGTCCCGAACATAAGTTGGGAAGAGGTCTGATGTGGAACTTGATCCGCAGCGGATTTATTCTTGGCGCATCGACTGGGACAAAGGAAGTGTCGATGACCTGACCCAACGCAAACTGAGCCGTGAGGATCGCATTGACCCGCAATGTCCTCCGGCTGAGTACGGACAGGCGCGGAGGATCAGCCTCATTCCGCTTGATCCATCCTATCCCGAAATTAGCATGAACGTTCCCGAGGGAGCTACACCCATTTGTCACAGATTAGTAACAAGAGACAATCTGGGTTCTGGCTCCCTCGTTTTTTTGTTGTACCGCATCGGCTATCGAATAGGCGGACACCGCACGATGAAAGCTGTCGATTTGTTCACCCGCAAGATCATTGACATCGAGGATGAAGGCTAATCATGGCTACGACTGATCCATTACGCCCAAGTGCTGATTATAGTCCTGTATGGTCGCCCGAAGTTGATAACTACAGCTACGTCAACGATGCGTCTGATAGTACGTCCATAGCAGCGAATCCGACCTACGTTGGCGGACTTGATCTCTACTACATGGCAGACATGCCAGCTGCTTCAGCGATTACGTCAGTCACTCTCTATGCGCGGGCTAAGGATAGTGGGAATGGGACAAACACAATAGCGTTGGCTTGCAGCGATGGTGTGAATACCGCCTTGCTGCAAAGTCCGGTTTTTGCCCCCTCTACGAGTATTGCAGAGACATCCTTTGCCTTTGCAAATCATCCTGACGGGAGTGCGTGGGGAACATCGGCACGGGTCAACGCTTGCTATTTTGGCGTAAAGTGTGTGGCGTGTGCTAACAGCAGACAGATTAATGTCTACGATGTCTGGCTGGTAGTCGTCTATACCGCCGCCGCCGAACCGATTGTGGTCACACCGGCAGCAGCCACGCTGGTCACCGCAAGTGTCACACCGACCGTTGCCTTAGGATCAGTCGCGATCACGCCCGCCGCCGCCACTTGTGTTTGTGCGACCGTTGATCCGATGGTTGGGATAGTGGTGCCTGCCCCGAGTACGATGGTCTGCGCGATCGTAGCCCCAACAGTTGTATTGTCATCGGTGGTCATCACACCCGATGCAAGTACGTTGGTCTGCGCAACTGTGGCTCCCATTACCGCTATCGTCATCAGTTCGCTTATCTCGACTCTTGTGGCCGCCACCATCGCGCCGATCATAATTATGACCAGCGTTGCGAAGACGCCGAGTCCGTCCACGCTGGTAACTCATACCGTCACCCCTACGGTTCTGATCAAAAGAAAAGGCGCATGGACAAATCCGGCTACTACCTTCCGGCGCAAACTCACGTTCAGGACTGACCACCCGGAAATCCCCGCTGACTATACGGCGTCGTTCAATATGCCGACGGGTACGCGGTACAAGATCGCCAACGACGGGTGCTTCAATCAAGCGATCCGTGAGCCAAGCAATCAGGTGCTCTACGCCCACGGGAAGACGCACGTCTGCTATCAAAGTCATATCTCCGACGTAGACGGCATGTACGGCGTGAGCATTCAAAGCTATGACCACTTCACGAAATTGTGGGGCACGCCGTATCGTGTTGATAGCACCCAATCGTCTTCCGACCCGCATAACTGTCCGCATATTATTAGAGATAACGACGGTTACCTGCATTTGTTCTACGGTGCACACGTCGGTGCTCTTTACCATGCGGTTTCGAACGCCCCCGATCAATCAGGTGCTCTGCCGGGTGAAACGAGCGGTTGGACATTGAAGGGTGTTATTTCATTGGGGGGAGAGAATTTCGAATACATAGATTTGGCCACAGAACTTAATAATAACGGCTTGCTTGCCTACGTTACGGGTAAGACGGACACTTACAATCTTGGTGCAACCGCATTGGGTTCTGGCGACATAATCTCGAAAGTCACTGTTAAGATTAGGGCAAAAGCTGCAAGCGGAACAACATCAGCACTCAAAGCAGTTCTGCGCCCGAGTTCGATAGACCGACAAGGAACGGCATTTACTATAACTGCTTCCTTGGCAACTTATTCAACGGACTGGACAACAAACCCGGACACGAGTGCAACATGGCTTTATTCTGAGTTGAATGCTTTGCAGGCAGGAATATACTCAAATGCTATGGGCACCGCAACGAGCATTCTTGTGCTACAAGTCTGGATCGAAGTTACGCATGGAAACGGAGTAGAGGTTCTTCGACCTAATGCAGTCGGTTCGACGACGCAGTGGACGAGACAATGCTATACGTCATATCCAATTCCTGCTTGTGACCAAGACAGTAATTTGCTCTTTGTATTTTTCAGGGGGCATGGCGAGGCTGGTGGGAGTTTCTTCTGTTCCGCCGATGGTGGATTAACCTGGTCAAGTGAACAGAAAGTCGCCGTAAATGATGGCGGTGCTGCATTCCGGCTTTATTTCAATGCACTCTATTACGACCAGACGACAAAGCGCGTTCACGTCGCCTTCAGTTTCGTAGATGGGAATAATGTCACTCAAGGCGTCTGGTACGCATACTCTACATTAGAACCGAACTCAGCACCGTATTTCCGTTCGTGGTGTACGATTGCTGATGTGGCCTGTGGTACGACGCACTCTGCCCCAATAAATAGAACGACTGCCGAGTATAGTGGCGGTCCAGTAATTAAAAACGCCGCCGACGGTTCGATGACTTATTTCATTCGCTACCTCACCATGCTTGCACCCGATGCGAACGGCGTTCGCTGGCCGATTGTGGCTTACCTCGAGGCAAACGGATTTCAGGCCGCCAATCCCTATCAAAATAATGGCTTCGGCGTCTCCCGCTACTATACGGGTGCTTGGCATCATACGTCTATCTCTGAAGCCCACGACATCACAATCCATGACGCCTTAGACCCGATGATCTGTGACCGTGACGGCGTCCTGCATATGTTCACTGGTGAGGACAGCCGTTGCATCAAGCATCATGTTCCGACGGGGAATGGTAACTATACCGACTCGACGGGGTACGGCATAGGTACGGCACTCTACGAATTTGTCGATGACGGTGGTAATAATATGGATTGGGACTCCAGTTATTTGGCTAAGACCGGAGCTGTGCAAAAATGCACGTTCACGTCCAGCAAGACACTTCCCAATGGTATCAAGATTCTGAGGGTTGGCGTGGAAACGGTGACTCGTCGTTCCTTTGGACAGGGCACGACTACCTACAAGCATCTATTGCGAATCGGCGGAGTGGACTATGAGGGAGCAGCAATTCTTGTTCCCAATGGTCTCTATGCTATTTACAGGACATGGTGGGACACGAATCCGGCAACGAGCGCAGCCTGGACAAAGGCCGCAGTAGAAGCGGCGGAATTTGGTTTCTCGGAGAGTGATACTACCGAGGATACTGTTGTTCGCACCAGCCGTTGTAATCGGATTATTGAGGTCAACTACGCTTCAAACGACGAACTCTGGGGACAAGAAATTGTTCACTTAGCTTCAGCAGATAACGGCGATACTTGGGTAGCTAATCGCATATCGGAAAATTCTTCCGTCGGCATGGCGATGATGGGTGGCAAGATGTACTACTCGAATGACCAACTTGGGATTGTCTGGTCAAGCGGGTACGACGTTTTCTATTACACGAATGAACCTTATGGACTGATTCGCCATGACGCGCGCGACTTGCGAATCCGTTGGGGGGATACGGAGATTGATCGCATTATCGATTACGCTAACTTTGAGAACACGCAGATACGCTTCAAACTCCAGGAGGTACTGCCGGCAGGCGCGGCGGCGGGAGCCAAAGACTACTACATTGAATACGGCAATCCGAATGAGACAACGAATCCACTATCTGATCCGAATGAAGTCCTGATCTACTTTGAAAGTTTCGAGACCTATGCTGATGGTGAAGTGATCGCTGGTAAGCGGGATTGGGAACTAATAGCTGGCACCTCAGCTGCAGCTTACTATTCGGGATCGGTACACGAAGGGAATAAGGTCCATGCTGGCGCGACTTCGATGAAGTGCATCTGCACTTCCGCTCCGTTAGATGTCAAAAAGAATTTTGCAACAGCGGGAGGAGGAGAACAATCAGCAGTCTTCAAGTCAAAGGTTGTTCCTGAGGCCACAGTCCTGGCGAATGCAAGTTATGAAAACATCCACGTTAAAGCAGCAATATGGAATGAAGCTCAAGGCAATCCAAGTCAATGGGTGTCACTCCAGAATAGTGGCGTGGGTGAATTTGGAGCTGGCAAGAGCGTAGGTTCGAACGTTTGGGATGCTGGTTATTATGATGGAACTTGGCACGCTCATGCAACGCATCGTGCCGGCAAATACTCCTACGATATTGTTGAAGCCCAGGTGACGAATAAGGGTTGCTCTGCTTGGGTAAATGGTAAGCTGATAGCAGCCGAAGTTGCCGGCATCACGTCTGCAGATTCCGTTAGATGCAGATCAGACGCATATAACACTGCATGTTATTTCGACTCCATCGAGGTCTCCCGCCGACTGCGCAAATCGGGCGGCGTCAATGATTATCAGGTTATAGGTCCACTGGACGGCAATATTGACCCTGAAGTGCTGATCTGGTACGGCGCTTTACTATTAGGCGATCCCACAGATCACTCGGCAACCTACGAGTCATGGTGTGACGGCAAGTACGATGACATCTACTACGATGACGCGGTAAACTTTCTTGGCGTCGGTCGCATCGACGTTAAAGTCAGAACCACGCTAAATGAAAGCGGGGCAGCTGAACAAGGGAAAACCTGCGATTATCACGTCTGGCTGTCGCGGGGTTCTGTCTACGACCCGTTGAACATTGTAGCCGACGAGACCCGACAAATGGTCTTGGCAACCTGGGGTACTCCGGTTGACGAAGTCTATTCGTTCACGGGACTACTCGGCGGCCACTATTCGGTCAAGGTCGATTTCTATGCCAGTAATGAGGCGACTCCACACGAAGATATCGATTCACTGATTTACGAGATCAAGGTTTACGGCTACTCCCTCGATCCGGTCATCATCCTCGGCGAGCAAGAGGTCAAGGGATTCTACATTGACGCCAGCATTTTGGGCGGGCGTCAGTTACTGCTGACGATTGACGCGACAATCGACGGTTACGTATTCCTTTGCACTCCGGCTCCGGCTACTCTGGTAGCAGCTTCGGTTGCGCCGACTGTCGGATTCAGGGGTATCACTTCAGCGGCTACGCTGGTAGCGGCATCAGTCGATCCCGTCGCCATTCTCGGCAGCATAGCGATCACGCCGTCCGCTGGGACTCTGGTTGCGGCTTCAGTTGCCCCGACCATCGTCCTGACCAGCGTGGCGGTGACGCCCGATGCATCGACGTTGGTAGCGGCTACCGTTGATCCGACAGCTATTCTTGGCAGTCTCTCAATCATACCGGCGGTGAGTACGCTGGTAACTGCCTCGGTTGACCCGGCTGTAATTCTTGGGAGTGTAGCGGTCACCCCTGATGTTGCGACATTGGTAACCGCTTCAGTTACGCCTGCCGTTGTCCTCGGCAGTGTGGTAGTCACCCCTGCTGCGGGAACCCTTGTAGCGGCCTCGGTAGCGCCTACTCCGATTCTGGGGTCAATGGCAATTACGCCGACGCCCGCCACGTTAGTTACGACATCCATCGCCCCGAGCGTCACTCTTACGATCACGCCGACTGCCGCGACGCTTGTTTGCCATTCCGTAGTTCCGACCGTCGCCCTTGCAATCACGCCGAACGCTGCGACGCTGATTTGCTCTTCGGTTACCCCGATTGTCGGTCTCAGAATCACTCCGACCGCCGCCACATTGATAGCGTCGACGGTTGACCCAACTACGGTTCTTGGCAGTGTCGCAATTACTCCTACCGCAAGCACATTGATTGCGGCCACGGTTGACCCAATTACGGTTCTTGGCAGTCTGGCAATTACTCCGGCTGCCAGCAGTCTGATAACAGGAAGCATCGCGCCAACTACTGTCCTCGGCAGCCTCGCCATAACTCCGGCGGCCAGTTCGCTTGTCGCTGCCACGATTGACCCTGTTGCCGTTTTTGGATCCATTGCGATAACGCCCTCAGCAGCAAGTCTCGTGACAGCCACGACTGGCTGCATAGTACAGGGTAGTTCGGTAGCGATAACGCCCAGTCCGGCTACAAGTGTGGTCGCCACGGTTGATCCGACGGCGGTACTGGGAAGTATCGGCGCCACACCGAGTGCCGCTACCTTGGTGGCGGGGACGGTTGCCCCTACTTGTCTATTGAGCAGTGTGACGATTACTCCTAATCCTGTCACTCTGATTGCAGCTTCAGTCACGCCGACCGTTATTCTCGGATCACTTTCGATCACGCCGCCGGTGGCTACACTCGTTTGTGGCAAGGTTGATCCGACCGTTATTCTTGGATCGCTGGCACTAACTCCGGCGGTCGGTTCCCTTGTCACGGCGGTGATCGCGCCGAGCGTGGTCTTGGGATCGCTCGCCATAACGCCGGCAGCGGCAACCTTAGTGACCGCGTCAGTCGATCCGACCGTCGACATAGTGACGGGTACGATTATCCCGACGCCGGCTACCTGTGTGACGGCAACGGTTGCCCCTACCGTTATTCTTGGAAGTCTTGCGATTACTCCCACGACCGCGTCATTGGTTGCGGCCTCAGTGGCGCCAACGGTTGTGCAGGGATCGGTAGCGGTCACACCGTCTGTTTCAACCCTTGTTGCGCAGTCCATTGCGCCGACCGTTGTATTAGGATCGAGAGCGATAACGCCGACAGCCGTCTCTGCTGTAGTTGCGACCGTCACACCCGCCGTCGTACTGGGAAGCCTCAGTGTTACCCCTTCAGCAGCAACGCTGGTCACGGCAACAGTCGACCCCAGTCTTTCTTTCGGCGGTGTTGCCCTCACACCCTCCCCGGCGAGTCTGATTGCCGCTACCGTTGCCCCGACCTTCACACTCACCAGCGCAACGATAGTTCCGGCAGCGGCGACCGCCGTGCTTGCTGTCATACCGCCAACGGTGATTCTCGGTAGCTTCAGTATAACCCCGGCGGCTGCCACCTTGGTCACCGCTACGGTTGATCCTACTTATCTTTTCGACGCGGTATTTCTTACTCCAGCTCCGGTGACACTGGTAGCCGCAACCATCGACCCCGTACTGATTCTGACAAGTGCGACCGTCACTCCCTCAGCAGGGACACTGATTTGCGCGACGGTCGCTCCGACTGTCACTTTATGGCACCCAACATTCACCTCGCCCCGCATTGTCTCGCCGACCATCAAGACAGGTTCACTTACCGGTGTAACTGTCAAGACAAACGCAATCAGCGGCGCCACAATTAAGCAACCGACAATAACTAATCTCGATATCAAAGGATAGACGATGCCATTGGAAGTAATAACTCCGATCAATGAAGGTGCTACCGCCACGTTGGAATTTGTGCTAAAAGACGAGGACGGCACCGCGATCCCCGTCGCCAATATCGCTACGGCTAAGATGACGCTGACTCTGTACGGGACAAGTCAGATCATCAATGCGCGATCACTGGTAGATGTCCGCACGTACTTCAACAGTAGTGGTGAATTCTCATTTCCACTAACGCCGGCAGACAATGTATTTCTCTCCCTCAGTGCCGGCCTCGATTATGAATACCACGCGGCCACATTCCAGATCGTGACCACCGGCGCAACGCCGATCACCTACAACGAGCAAATTCAACTTAAGATCCAAAACCTTCAGATGATGCGTCCGACCTATGTCAGGCCGACCCCGGTATCCATCGTAGCCGCAACAGTTGCCCCGACTGTGGTCGTGGTGTAATATGACAGCCGACTTTGCAATCTCATTCAGCAAGTCAGACCGCGCCGAGGGCGGTTATTCAAATCGACCAGTGGACAGAGGCGGCGAGACGTATCGCGGCGTCTCGCGGGTATACAATCCCGACTGGTTAGGCTGGCCGATTATTGATAAGGCGAAGGCATCGCCTGACTTCCCGCAACGCCTTGCGAACGATCAAGTCCTTGACTCTCTGGTCGTGGCTTTCTACCGGAGCCTCTGGGGACGGTTGCATTGTCAATCGTTCCCGACTCAGGAATTGGCAAACATCGTTTTTGATACCGCAATTCTTTGCGGCGAGACGACGGCAGTGATATATCTGCAGCGATCACTGAACGCGCTGAATAAGCAAGGGAAGCTTTGGGCGGACATCGCGGTCGACGGTAGACCGGGACAGGCTACGCTTGCCGCGATCAACAAGGCAGCCGCCAGCGCGAACCTGCTCGTCACGGCAATGGCGGTCCTCCGTGGCTACGGGCATTTAATCCTTGCCGAGAAGCACCAAGATCAAGAAGAAAATGCGCGCGGCTGGCTCAATAGACTGATCGAGTTCTTGCCAAAGAACTCAAATTAACAATATCAATCGAAAGGAATTGACTATGCCCAAAGGCACCAGAACAACCAAGAGGGGTGGAAAAATCGGCAAGAAAGGTGGAACAGACTGATGGATCAGAACATCACCATCGACCAAATCGCTGACCTGTTCAAGATTCAGCCGATTGCACTTATCATTGTCGCGGCGTTCATAACTGCCTTGACCGAAACTCTCAAGGTCAAAATTGCATGGCTCTCGGGGAACAAGGTTCTCCTTGTGCCATTCATCTCCGGGATCGGAATTGCATTGATGATCCCGGGGATTGTGATTGCCGACAGGCTCCGCGTTGGGATACTGGCCGCATTGGTGTCGGTCATCGGTTGGGAATTTATCAAGAGTGTGGCCGCGAGAGTGAACGGAGGAAAACCATGACAACCGTCTCAATCAAAAGCGCCGACATCAAGGGGCAGATTTTTGACTACTTTGATGTCGACAAACTCAGAAGTATCGCCGGACAGGCCGGCAATCTGGAATGGAATCCCTTCAAACTGAACTCCGACGGCAAGCCGATAGGTTTCGACGATAGCATCGTCAAAGCCCCCGGCATGGCCGTTGAGCTAATTAAGTCACTCGGCATTGTTGTCGAAAAAGTCTGCCGCGATGCCGGCGCCGTTGCGTCCGGCGGCGAGAAGAAAAAGGCACTGGTTGAACTGCTCGACGAGATTATCAAGCTGCCATTCTTTTTGGAGCCTTTCGACGGCGTGATTATCGGCTGGCTGATCGACAAGTTGATTGAGTGGCTGAACCTGAAACTCGGCCAGGACTGGGTAGACCACCTAAGCTTCCCCGAAATCGTCAAGACATAACCCGCTTCTCGCGGTTCTTTGGTTCCTTTCTTGGCCGCCCCCGTGTTTCATGAGAAGCACGGGGGTTTTCTATGCCCAAAAGATTTATGAAATTAAAACTTGACAAAGTTTTACTAATAATATATCCTTGTCCCGTATGAAGATTTGGATTCGAGACGTAGATTACAGTTACTTCTTGGTCGAGATGAACTCCCCTGAAAAGGGGAGTGACGGTTCAAGGCCGTCATGCCTGTAATCGCCTTTTGCCGAGTCCACTGATTTGCTCCGAGACGTAGATAACGGTTACTTCTATTGGAAACGTCCGTTATCGTTTTTTGCCGGAGCTTTTCTTTAGCCCTTAACAAGGAGCCGTTATGAAAATCAATTCCATTCCCACAATCAAAACCATCAACAAAGAAGGCGGGGGCGCCTATGATCTTCCGCTCAAGGAGAGGTTCGTTTCACAATTGATGACGAGTCTTTATCGGGAACCGAAGTTTTACGGCGACAATACCGATGATCTAATCCGAGACGCCAAAGAGTTGATCGGCAAGGAACCGGCGTTTGTCGCTAAGGCAGCAATCTATGCTCGGAACGTGATGCAATTACGCACGATACCGACTGTTATGTGCGGACTGTTGGCATTGGACGCCAAGGGTCGCCCATTAGTACGCCGGACAATCAACATGGTCTGCACTCGCCCCGATCAATTGACGGAGTTGGTAGCGTTTCTTGAGCAAGGGAATACCTTCTCGCTTGCCAAGAAAATCAAGCAAGTGCGTCTTGCTTTGGCCGACGTACTGGGTACTTTCGATGAACACCGACTGGCAAAATACAACCGCGCAGGCAAGGTCAAACTCCGCGACATTCTGCTTATCTCGCACGCCAAGCCGATTGATGCGGAACAGGCGGCTCTTTGGAAACGGTTGCTCGACGATAAGTTGGAAGTGCCGATCACTTGGGAAACTCAGGTATCGGGAAAGGGGAATACTGCCGAAGTGTGGGACGCATTGATTGCCGAGAAGAAACTCCCCTACATGGCGGCACTGCGGAACTTGCGGAATATCATTGAATCCGGTGCTACTAAATTGGATGATATTCTTGCCATGATCGCTAACCCCGAAGCCGTGAAACGCAGTCGCCAGTTGCCATTTCGGTTTTACACCGCCTATCGGGAGTTGTCCGGCATTCCAACGGCAAGACCAGCGCTGAAGGCTATCTCGGACGCACTGACTTATTCAATCGCCAATTTGCCAGAGATTGGCGGTCTTACTATGATCGCTGCCGATAATTCAGGATCGATGCAATCTCCGCTTTCCAGCATGGGTAAGGCAAATTACATAGATGTGGCAAACTTGATGTCCGCGTTGATGGCGCGCCTGTCAAAGAATGCGATCACTTCTGTCTTCGGTGAACAGTTTGCCATTGTCACGGATGACGGGATTTCTTCGCCGATTGCGATAGCCGAACGATTTGCCAGCACTCAAGTCGGCTCATCAACCAACGGCTGGCTCGTTCCTGATTGGCTGATGAAACAAGGATTAAAGGTTGATCGTGTAATCTTCTTTACCGATTGCCAATTGTGGAATTCCCGCCAAGGATACAATCGTCCGGCCGACTTGCAGAAGTTCTGGTCTGCTTACAAGAAGATAGCCCCCGATGCTTGGTTGCATATAGTTGACCTTAATGGGTCAGGAACTACTCCGGCGGTCTTACAGGGCAAGGTCAATCTGATCGCTGGTTGGTCTGAGAACGTTTTGTCCTTTATCAAGACCGTGGAAGAGGGCACCGGTTCCCCGATTGACGCGATTGAGGGAGTCGAACTTTGAAGAACACGGTCAGAAAGTACCGTGAGAAAAAGAACTGGTCGATTTGCGAACTGGCTGGCCGAGCAAGAATCACCAGTCAATCACTCTATAATCTTGAGAACGGTGCGGTGGAGAAACCGCACCGTTCAACAATGGCAAAGTTGGCCAGGGCGCTCGGAGTCTTCGTCAAGACGTTATTCCCCAACAAAACCGAATAATCTACGCCTGCTTGAATTGACCCTACCATTCGCGCTCGCTGGCGGGGTGGGTGATTTCGATGTATTTGCGGTTGAAAAACGTATAGGATGGTTATGGCACGACTTACGATCTGTTAATGGAATCTATCGTTGCAAGTATTTCGAGTTCAATCTCGCGCGCCTCAGAGCGATCTGTGGCTATTATACAGCCGGATTGGACTCGTTTCCGCAAACTCCTACCAAGTTTTTCCACGTCAGACTGTATCCATATTTTTTTAAGCAAGAGGGAAAGCCGCCGTCCTCTTTTCTTGAGTATATATGCTCTCTATTGCGTATGTGATGTACGCAATTATTTTTATTAAATCTGCAAAAAACTTCTTGACTTTTCCTAATGTTCATGTAAGTTGATGCCAAAAGGAAAAAGTATGGCAACAGAAAATCAAACCGAAAACAATACCGAGCCGATCACTTTCAACGTTGATCTTGACCTGAAATCAAAGATACAGGCGGCGGCCAATAAAGAGACTGAGGGCAACGTCAGTATGTGGCTCAGAAAAACCATACGGGCGACGGTCGTCCAGTTGGGACTTGAATCGTGAACCCCGATCTATTTGTAGTCTCAAACCAGACCGTTCTACAAACGCGGCAGTGTCGAACGTGTAGGCTTAACAAACCAATAGATCAATTTTATCGCACGAGGGGATTTGTCGATTGTTGTTGCAAGCCATGCAAGAGTGCACTGGGAAAGACTTGGCGCGAGCAAAATCCCGAACAATACAGGGCGGGCAAAGATGCTTGGATCAAAAACAATCCCGAAAAAGCGCGCGCCTCAAAGGGTAGAGTCATGAAGGTGTACCGCCAGCGTTATCCTGAAAAACTCAAAGCGCACTGGGCGGTAAAGTCGGCTATCCGATCAGGGCAACTGGTAGCCCAACCGTGTGAAGATTGCGGCTCAAGCGTCAGGATTCACGCCCACCATGACGATTATTCGGAGCCGTTCCAAATTCGCTGGTTTTGTCCTAAGCATCATCGCGCATATCATACTTCATTATTGAAATTGAAGCCCATCAATCCCGAAACCGGCGAACCGCTGGGTGCGGAGCCGAGTACATGATATTCGCCAACGCCAAGCCGACGCCGAATTGGATTGTGCCGGATATTGTCGGCAAGGTCGTCAAAATCAGTCAGGCGGCAGAAGCGCTCGGAGTTTCGAGCGACACAATACTCCGACGGATTAAAGACGGTCAACTGAAGGCTTGCATAATCGGCGAAACCAAAGACGGCAATCCGATCTACATCACGTCTGACTGGTGGGTTCGGCAGTATTTCAAGCGGTTGAATGGACGGCATACGGTAACTCCTTCGCCGTCCTTGGCAGACGTTAATCCTGATTTGGTTGAAAGCAAGATAGCGAAACTGGGATAAAAAGCAAGAGAAATTTTGATCTGGGAGGATCAATGTCCACATCAACACAAACCAAGACCATTATCAAGTGCGACCACTGCCACAAGGTCAGGGTAGGCGGGTTATGCAAGCGAACGGTGAAGGTTGAGATTGACCACCGCATTGTCGCCGATTTCGAGGCTGATTTATGCAGCCCTTGTGCTACGGGGTTCGCTGCTTACGTCATGAATTACTTCAAAGCCAAGTTGGCAGTGCCTGAAGCCAAGACGACGCTTGGCTCGTTAGGGGGTATGTGATGGCATTCATTCAAACCAACTGTCGGATTTGCGGCAAGGAATTGATGTCGTCTTTGGCGGCATTGTCGTCCGCCAATCCTGTCGGAATCATCTGCGGGGACTGTGCGACGCCCGAACAAATCCATGATGCTAATCTCGCCGCTGGACACGCGATTTTGGTAAAGGCAGGAAACTAATGCCAGATCAATTCATCACCCACGATCAAGTCAAGAAGGCCATGCAGTGCGTCATGGAAGATCGCAATCAGCTTGCGCAGTCAAGACGCGAGTTGACGGTCATGCTTGCGAATGCAAAGCGACAGGGGCTTTTCGTTAAGCGCGTTTCATCCGGCTGCGAAACTGACTGCCCGACGATTCATGCGGGGGCTGAGTGATGGCACAATTGAGGACTACCATCATTCGCAAGGCAGAGGGCACTCGCGCCCTGCTGTCCGAAGTTGAACGGAACCTGAACGGCATCGGTTCGTCGATCACCTTCGGCAAAGAGACAATCCCGGACATCGATAGCGCTGACATCTTTCAGAAGATCGCAAGTGCGAACACTGACGTGCGGCGCGCCAAGGACAAACTCGAAGCGGTCATGCAGGAGTTGTCGGGCAGGAAGAAAGCGGTGCCAGCCCCGGACATCGATAGCGCTGACATCTTTCAGAAGATCGCAAGTGCGAACACTGACGTGCGGCGCGCCAAGGAGAAACTCGAAGCGGTCATGCAGGAGTTGTCGGGCAGGAAGAAAGCGGTGCCAGCATGATCTTCATCCTCACAAACGGCTACGCTTACGCTGGCATGAGTCGGTTGATCGCGGACATCAGGAAACTAAGGCCGGATTTTGAAGGAGGAAAATGGAATTGGTAGACAAACAGGAAGTCACGCTGACGAATGGCGCCGCCAAGAAGCAGGCATTGATTGAGGAAGTTATCACGATGCTCACTGGCCTTGACCTGCCGCGCGTCGAGTCAGTAAAGAAACAGGCGGCAGTTGAGGTTGCCTTTCAGGAATTGGCCAAATCGCAAGAGCAAATCACCGCGAGCCTAAAGGCCGTGAGTGCTGAGATTGCGAAGTTGTGATGAAAACGATTGAACTCACAAGGGGTGAATTTGCCATGGTTGATGGTGAATTTGCTCGACTAAACTTTTGAATATCGTCTGGGAGAGACGCATGTCAGTACGAAATGAATTAGCAGTTAAAGAAGCCGAGCGGGATTACGCCAAAAGCGTCCGTAATGACGCGGCTGCGAGAGTGCGGTTGTGTGAAATCAATATCGCTGATTGCCAACGACATATAGATGAGTACCGCGAAGAGCGAGAGAAATGGCAGTCGGAATACGATGAGTTTTCGACCAAGTACAATGCCCTTGACGACGAAATCACCGACCTAAAAGACGCGACAACGGAGCAGCCGGTATGAGCAAGACTCAAATACATTTCAGCATGTTGGACATGCTATCACGCTGTGGTGTCCAATTCCAACGGCGGTACGGCGCCCGTTTCGGAGTCTGGGAGCGAGAGGAAATCATTCCGCCCGGGGTCGCACTCGTTACTGGTATATCGACGCACAAGAGCGTCGACGCGAACCTGTCCAATAAGTTGACGAACAAAGAACTCCTGCCAATTGAGGCCGTCGCCGACATAGCGCGAGACAGCGTCCACGCCTGCTTTAATGGCGGGATGATGTTCACTGAAGATGAAGGGGCGGATCTCAAGCAGACATTGGCTGACATGGTTGATATGTCAGTTGCGCTATCGACGCTCCACTACACTGAACTTGCGCCGAACATCGAGCCGGTCGCACTTGAGGAGCCGTGGGTTATCACACTCAAGAATCAACCATACGACCTGTCCGGTCGCATTGACATTCGAGAAGCGACGGCGATTCGGGACACTAAGACGGCGGCAACGTCACCGACTAAAGACGCGGCGGCTTCAATGCAAATGGCTGTCTACTCGCTCGCTCACAAGGTGATGCACGGCAAGCTACCGGAGCACGTCTATATCGACTCGCTGGTCAAGACGAAAGTACCAAAAGCGGTGACCGTTGAAGCGATGCCCGAAGACAAGTGGTTGCCGCCAGTGCTAAAGCGTATCGAGCGGGCAATCGAAATCATTGAATCAGTTAAATCAGGGCATCAAGCGTTTACCCCGGCACGGGCTGACGATTTTATGTGCTCACGCCGTTTTTGTGGATTCGCAGATACATGTTGTTTTTTCAGCAAGAGGGACTAACACGGAAGGAAAACACAATGAACGAAGTACAGAGACAAGACAAGACCGGCGACGCTTTTAATACCGCTGGAGCGATGATCGCGGCAGGTGCAACTGTCCGCCAAATGCAGACGACTTACGCTACGGCTGTTGCCGTCCAGAAGGAGCGTAACCTAACGGACGTGAAGAAACGTTGCCAAGAAGAGGCCAACTTAGCCGGAGAATCAATCTACTACGGCTGGTCGGCAGGCAAAGATCGCATTGAAGGGCCGAGCATCAAATGCGCCATGATCGCTCTGATGAACTGGGGCAACTCGGCGCTGGAAATGCTGCCAGTGCAGGATACGCCGACCGCCTACATCTTCACCGCCGCTGCAATCGACCTTGAGCGCGGCGTCACAATCATGCGTCAATTCCGGCAGTCAAAGAACTGGCAAGTCTACGGCAAACTCGATGAATTTCGCAAAGAGGATATTCGCTTTCAGATTGGTCAGAGCAAAGCCGCCCGCAATGTGATCCTGAACTTCATTCCGGCTTGGCTGATTGACGCGATGATTGAGCAGGCCAAGAAGGGTGTGCGGGAAAAACTTGAGAAGTATATCGAAAAGAACGGTCTCGCGGCAGCCAGACAATACGCATTGAAGGTATTGGCAAAGCATAGTGTCACCCAAGAACGGGTCGAAGATCGGCTGAATCAGAAGTTCGGGGCTTGGGATATTGATACCCTTGTAATCTTACAGGGCGATATCAAGGCACTCGACGACGGAGCCGAGTCGGCAGATACGCTGTTCCCTCTCGCTGGCAAAGAAGTTGATGTCACAGAACCGGCCAGCAAGATTGGTGAGACTGACTTAACCCCCGGCGATCCAACGACGCATCAGGGGCACGAACTTGAACTTGGGGACAAGAAATAATCCGGTAACAGTCAACCGGCGCCGGCGGCTGACGAACGAAGGCAACCACACAGCCGCCGGTTGAATTGAGCTCACGCCCCGCAAGGGGATAGGAAATAACACGAACAAGGAGAAGTTAATGGCGAGCAATGTGGATTTTGAAATTAAAGTCGGATCACTTGAGTATTCGGCAGACTCGGTCTGGCTCGACGATCAGGAAATTGAGCGGTACGTTGAATCAGAGAACTGGCAGTCCAGCGACCAGCGGATTGTTGTCGAGGCCGAAGGTGATGGTCAGAAGATAACCATCGCTGATACCAGTGCATTCCAGCCGGGGGATCAAGTTGTTGTCTCCGTAACAGGTGACGCAAAGTTCGGCCCTGACGTAAAGCCGATTATCCTTGAGGCAATCTTTACGGCAATGGCACCGGCGACACCGGAAGCGACTCACGGCAATTTAACGGTGACGCTGAAGCCGTGAACTGGCTGATTGTGATGCTTGCGATTCTGGCCTTCGCTCTTGGCTACTTCTGCGGCCTTGAGCGAGGTCTGAGATACGTCCGCAAGCAAGCAACACACGGGGTACTAACCATAATGAAGAAGAGGGACGATACCCAGTAACCACCGACATGGTGGCACTCACAGGGCCGGGGTACGTGGGGTGCCCCGGCTCACCTAAAAGGAACTGATAACCAAGGATGGAAGCAATGCCAGCCAAGAAAGCAAAAGTAGCAACAGAAGACACGACGCGCAGAGAGCGCATTCAGCAAGTCCTCCCATGCGAACTGACCAAGGATGAACTCGCCGACGCAGCCGCAAAAATGGCGGCGGCTTGGGCAGAAGCTAACAGAGTTAAGGATGAATTCGAGAGTGTGAAGAGTCAGTTTAAGTCGCAGACGGCGCGTTGCGAAGCTGACATAAATCTGTACTCGGAGCAGGTGCGATCAAAAACGGTTAGCCGCCAGGTCGATTGTGAAGTAGTGACCGATTACATGGCAAAGACAAAAAGCACGGTGCGTCTCGATACTGGTAAGGTACTTGCCAGCCGCACTCTCACGACTGAGGAATTACAAATCGGCCTCAAGCTGGACGACAGGAAGCCGCAGACGGAGGCGGAGAAGCAGGCGGCGATTGATACGCTGTCAGAGACGGTCAACTAACTCGGAGTCACGATGACGAAGCACAGACGACTCAGACGCCGTACAGTAACAGCGAAACTCAGCGAAGGCGAACGCAAGCGACGAACTCAGGCGTATCAGAAGGACTACTATCTTGCGCATCGGGAAGAGGCGAAAGAATACCAGCGGGTCTATAACCTGACCTACAAGAAGAAGCCCAAAGCATGGAGCGAGGTCGCTATTGCTCGGCCGGCGGTACGGAGTTTCAACCCCGTAGACATCCAGCGTCTATCACCGGAGAAGATCATCAGCAATTGGAGTAGGATAGTGCGATGATTATCCCCTCTGCCTCATTCGCTTTTGCCGCCTACCAAGCAGGCGAGTACGGCGATCACGTGATAATTCATGCGGATTGCAGAACTGTTCTCCCAAAGATACCCGACAAGGCGATTGATTTGGTGCTGACTGATCCGCCATCCGGAATAGATTACGATGCCAGCCATTCCAAGTACAAGGACGGAATCGCACGCCAGAACATCATTGGTGACAATGCCGCGTTTGACCCAACACCAATGCTCAAATATAGTAGGTTGATTTTGTGGGGAGGAAATTGCTTTGCCAACCAACTACCTAAATCGAAGCAATGGTTAACGTGGGTCAAAACCATGCGAGACGATGTCAATATACGACAAGCTGACACTGAGATTGCATGGACTCGAAACTGTATCGGCAGGAGCCGAGTTTTCCATCATCTTTGGATAGGTGCTTACAAAGAATCCGAGAGTGGTCAAAGAGCACAGCACCCAACACAAAAACCAGTTCTTCTTATGGAGTGGTGTCTGCGTTTAGTCGATGATGCAAAAACCATCCTCGACCCCTTCCTCGGCTCCGGCACAACGCTGGTGGCTGCTAAAAATCTCGGACGGCGGGCGATAGGGATTGAGATCAATCTGGATTACTGTAAGATCGCCGAGCAACGCCTCGCGCAGGAGGTACTCGCCCTATGATTATCCCCGCGTCCGAGGACAGGATTGGTCGGCCATTTGAGGATCACGAAGATTACTGTCGTGTCGGAAATTGCTGTTGTCGTTGTATTCGAGCAAATCGGCATACATACCTATTAGGGATTGACCCCGACAAGTTGCGGTCATTATGGGACGCCATCGAAGAAAAGGATGTTGAGAAAATTTGTTTACGATACGAGGAGGCGAAAACAGGCAGTGAATGACTATGAGGAGTTTTTGCAACGCAAGGAACAATTAGGTCAGACGGATGGATTTGAACCAGAATGGATACCCGATTTCCTTTTTGATTTTCAAAAAGAATTAACGACTTGGGCTATACGAAAAGGACGGTCTGCGATTTTCGCCGACTGCGGTTTAGGCAAAACCCCGATGCAACTTGTATGGGCTGAGAATATAGTGCGGAAAGAAAATAGACCGGTTCTGATTTTGACGCCACTCGCTGTGTCTCATCAGACAATAGAGGAGGCTCATAAATTCGGAATCGAAGCATACCGATGCGCCGATGGTAAGTTTCGCCCCGGGATTAACGTCGTTAATTATGAGCGTTTGCACTACTTCGATCCCAATGACTTTGCAGGTTGTGTTTGCGATGAATCCAGCATCTTGAAATCATTTGACGGGGTCAGGCGAAAAGAGATAACCGAATTTATGAAGAAGATGCGATACCGCCTGCTGTGTACCGCGACGGCTGCCCCAAATGATTACATCGAATTAGGTACGAGTTCAGAGGCATTGGGGGAACTTGGTCATACTGATATGTTGAATAGGTTTTTCAAAAACGATCAAAACACAGTTCGCCCGATGAGATTCCAGAACAAACTAAGTGAATCCGGCAAATGGCGATTCAGGGGACACGCCGAGATTCCGTTTTGGCGTTGGGTTAGTTCATGGGCGAGGTCGTGTCGGAAGCCGTCTGACTTGGGATTTGACGATGATGGCTTTATTCTTCCTGAGCTTATTGAAGAAGAACACCATGTTGATGTTGAAACCATTGCCGATGGATTCTTATTTAACTTACCTGCTATCGGACTGAAAGAACAACGCGCCGAACGACGCCGAAGTATCAATGAGCGGTGTGAAAAAATGGCGTCTCTTGTGAGCGAAACAAATCGTCAGGCTATTCTTTGGTGCCACCTTAACGACGAAGGTGACAAGTTGGAATCACTCATAAAAGACAGCAAACAAGTGAGCGGGAAAGATTCGGATGCTCGAAAAGAAGAACTGTTTCTTGATTTTGTACGTGGCAATTTACGAGTGTTGGTTACAAAGGCGAAGATCGGAGCATGGGGACTAAATTTCCAACACTGTTCGCATGTTGCCTGCTTTCCCTCACATTCGTTTGAGCAATACTACCAGAGTGTACGTAGGTGTTGGCGGTATGGTCAAAAGGAAAATGTGAAAGTTGATATAATAACAACCAAAGGGGAGGCGAACGTGTTGCGGAATCTTCAACGCAAGGGTGAGGCCGCGAACAAGATGTTTGCGAGTCTTTGCCAATACATGAATGACGCGGAACACATCGACACCAACATCGCCTTTACCAAGAAAGAGGAAGTGCCCAACTGGTTGCAAGAATCTGAGAAACAGGAAAGGGTTACATGCTGATAGACCAAGACATCACAAACAAATATGCCCTATACAACGGCGATTGCATAGAGGTCATGGCGACACTTCCGACAGCTTCCATGCACCTGTCAATTTACTCCCCGCCGTTCGGGGGATTATACAACTATTCAAGTAGTGCAAAAGACCTGTCTAACTGTAGTGATTACGACCAATTCTTTGAACACTACGCTTTTGTTGTCAAGGAGATCGCTCGTCTAACGATGGAGGGGAGAATGACCGCCGTGCATTGCATGGATGTTCCGAGCGGGAATCATGGAACCGATCATTTGATTGATTTTCCAGGAGATATTATTAGACTCCACGAAAAACATGGATGGAAATACATAGCGAGGTATGCCATATGGAAGGAACCCCTTGCCGTGCGTAACCGCACAATGGCGAAGAACCTTGCACACAAAACCATTGTCGAAGATTCCAGTAGATGCAGTGTCGCCTCCGCTGATTATCTTTTGGTCTTTCGCAAAGGTGGGGAAAACAAAACTCCTATCGGCCATCCAACAGGATTGAGCGAGTACGTGGGGGGGCGGGAAGTGCCCAAAGAGCTTCTCAAGTACCGCAATTGGTCGGGGAATCAAATTGAAAACAGGTACTCGCATTGGATATGGCGTCAATACGCTTCGGCGTTTTGGGATGATATTCGCATTGGTAGGGTGCTGCCGTTTATTGCTTCAAAAGACTCGGACGATGAGAAGCACGTACATCCGTTACAGCTCGACGTTATTGATCGGGTTATGGTTTTGTGGTCTAATCCTGGAGAAAAAGTATTGACCCCATTCATGGGGGTTGGGTCCGAAGTATATTGCGCATTATGTGCAGAGCGATTAGGAGTCGGGATTGAGCTCAAACCGAGCTACTATCGACAAGCACAGAAAAACGTACAATTGGCTTACGGAGGCAAGCGCGCTAAAGAGCAGGAGAATTTATTTGAGGCAGAGGAATAACCCTATGACCCACGACCTTCTCGCCGCCCGCCTGATCGACCTGCTACAGCAACGGGGCAGAATGAAGGGACGCGAGATCGCCGCCGAACTCGGCTGGCATGACGATAGTGACGTGCGCATGGTCGTCGGGTATATCAAGAAGCACTCACTCGCATTGATCGGATCGAAACGGAATGGCAGCGACAAGGGCTATTGGCTTGCGGAGCCGGAGGAAATTATCAAGGTCTGCCGGCACATTGAGCAGACCGCATTGGTACAGCTTAAAAACTGCTCACTGCAAAAGCGGCTTGCACGGGAACTAATAGAAAGACGACAGGGACAGCTATTATGACGCCCGCCACTCACAACAGCGCTTGCAAAACGTGTAGGAAATTCTTGTTGACAACAAACATGATATGTGGTACTGTGACCCTTGTGTATGTTAGTATCGTCCAATTTCTTAGTTTACAATACCCCCGGAGGGTTTCGGGTCATTGCCTAACGGTACTGACATACACACCGAAGCTCGAAGGGGGTTTTTTGTTATGGAGTTCAAATGATCTGCGCTAAATGCAAGACAGACAAACTTCCCGATGACTTTCACCGCAATCGCCGTCGTCCTTCTGGGCTATGTTGTTACTGCAAGGAATGTAGAAGAGAACTACAACGTCCAAAAGAATCAAAAGAACAACGCTACACTCGCTATTTGAAGCACGTAGAACGGGAGCTTGAATACCAGCAAAATTATAGAAAGACCCATCCCGGATTGCAAACGGTTCAAACAAGGAGATACCGCAGCAAACACCCTGATCGCGCTCGTGCTCACACTCTTATTGCTGTTAGAATTTTCAGGGGCAAGTTAAAGCGGGAACCCTGCGTTATCTGCGGTAATGACAAAACACATGCGCATCATCCTGACTATTCTAAACCATTAGAAATCGTCTGGTTCTGCCCTAAGCATCATCGACAACTTCATAAGAAAGAGAAGGCCGCCTAATGTCCAAAAGTTATTTAATGACGGATGGGGGCTTTTTGTATTGGAGTTCCCTATGAGAAACGTTCACAAGGAAATCTTTGAGAAGGTCAAGGCATTGATCGAAAAGGAAATAAGTCCGAGTTGGGCCGACTGGAATAATGACGGTTGTATGGTTGATGAGGTCCAAAACGACCTATATCGTCAATTAGCCGATCTATTTATCGAGTTGATGCCAGAGGATGAAGATGTCGTATCTAAACCTTGACACCCGATATTTTGATCATCCTAAGACCCGTAGGTTGATCGGCGTACTTGGACGCGGTTCAGAGGTTTTACCCCTCAGGTTATGGTCTTATGCGGCTGAATATCACGAGGCCGACGGCGATTTGTCGAATTATTCTGATGCTGACCTCGAAAAGATTTGTCACTGGTGGGGTAAGAAGGGAAAAATGATTGAAGCATTGATACAGACTGGCTTTATAGATAGATATAATGGAACCACCAAACTCCATAACTGGCAAGAACATGAAGGGCATTTATCTGCGCTAAAACAACGCAACCGACTCAATGCGAAATCACGTTGGGACAAGTACCGATCAAGTGCGGCTGGTAATGCGAGTGGCACTGCCACTGGTACACCAAAAGAGTGCCAAAGCGATGCCCCTAACCTTCCTAACCTTCCTAACCTTCCTAACCTTCCTTCCTCACCAGTTAAAACAGAAGACGGGGACGCGACAAAGTCGCCTTCGGGGAATAACGGTAAGTTAACCGACCAAGAAAAGGTTGATGTCCTGAAGTTGATCGGAGTGAAGAGGCGGGAACCACTACTGTCTGGTGACGTTGTGGCTGCACTGAAAAAATGGATACCCGAACAATATCCGATTCTGACTGGGGATTTCGGGCGCATGGCCGGTTATGCCTTCGGGCACATTCTGAAAAAGGGACTCGGCAAAAACTGGGAGAAGAACTCGCCGGAGTCGGCAGAGTTTTTTCAAGAGATACTAATCGCTGGACTTGGTAGTCCACAAACCGAAGAACGATTTTACGCGCATATCGAAACAATGTGCGCTCCAGGGAACGGACAGAACTTGCATGAATGGTGTCACAACGCCAGAAAATCAATCAGCGCCAAAGCAACCGTGTGACTTGGCCGCCGAGGTCGCATTACTTGGCGGGTTGCTGATTAATAACGAATACGTTGACCGTGTGGCTGACAAGATTACTGCCGGAGATTTCTATAATCCTAAGCACGGGCCAGTGTATACGGCAATCGTTTCTCTGGTATCAGAAAATTCCCCCGCTGACATAGTCACGGTTGCCGATAGGCTCAAGCGTGATGGTCATCTTGATAAACTCGGCGGCTCCGGGTTCGTGATTGGCTTGACTGACGATGTTTACTCCGCCGCAAGTTCTGAACAATACGCCAAAATCATCCACGAGAAATCACTACTGCGAAAGTTGTCGAAATTGGGACAGCAGGTTTATTCGAAGGCTTGCGCGCAACAGGACGAAGCCGATGATATCTTGCAGTACATCGACTCAAGCACTCTCAAATTATCGAACCTACATCACCGCGCTGACGCACAGGCTATGACCGAAATGGGAGTCAACTTCATCACCGGACTTGACGAACTTATGGATTCGCACGAGCACCCGGAGGTCATGAAAACTTGGGTACGCTTCGGGCTGACGGACTTGGATAGGATTCTATTCCGCCTTGAGCGCGACAAGGTCGGTCTACTCGCCGGTCGCCCAGGTGAGGGCAAGACGACGTTGGCCTTACAACTCTGTCGACGCATGAGCGACAATGGCGTATCGTCAGCTTTCTTTCTTACCGAAGATCCCGCGCAAGCGTTTCAAACGATGCTCTGTTGGGAGACGGGGATTCCCCACTGGAATATCCGGACTGGCGATTTGTCCGATCACCAATATCGACAAGTGATCGAAAGCGTCTCGCGTTTGCAGGACGGCCTGATCCACTTTGAAAACATTGTCGATAATCCAACACCGCACGAGGTGAAGCGACGGGCTACGCAGTTGGTCAAGCAGCATAATATCGGACTGATCGTAGTTGACTACGTCCAACTCATGGAAGTTGTCGGTAAGGGGTATGACAATGCGAATGCGCGCCTCTCCGAGATATCGCGGCAACTATCGCTCATGGCCGGGCAGTTGCATGTTCCAGTTGTCGTCTGCTCACAACTCAGCCGTGACTCCGTCAAGAATCAGCGGGCGCCGGAACTCTATGACCTACGTGACAGCGGTTCACTTGAGCAGGATGCGCGCTGGGTTATCATGTTATGGCATCCATACAAAGTCTTTATCGACGACAAGGGCAAGATCACCTATCCGCCGGATGAGGCGCATATCTACGTGCGGAAACAGAATTCGGGGCCTACCGGCATGGCCAAGACATATTGGCACGAAAACATGGTGCGATTTGAGAACATTACACAGCCGTGGAGGACGCAAGCATGAAGACCATCTACCCCTACTCCGGTGAACCTGTCCGCAAGTGCAAGGAGTGCGACGCCATGATCTACTTTTACGCCCATCCGAGCGGGAAGATGATGCCAGTGAACTTTGCCACGAAGGAACCGCACTGGTTCGATTGCGTGCCCGCAAAGGAATTCAGAAAGCCGAAAGAGAATCGGCAGGAAAGGTTGCTATGACCCTAATCGAGAAGCACCCGACGCCGTGGATTGTTGAACCAGAAGAGTTGTATTTCTTGCTTTTTGATGCTGACGGGAACGTCGTATTAGACGATGCTGAGGGAGACTTATTGGAGATGATCGCCACCCGCGTCAACGCTTGCGCCGGACTGGAGCACCCGGAGAACTTGGGGGAATTGTTCAGAGCGATCAACGATCTTGAACAAGACTGCCCCTTAACAATTTTACATGCTTACCATGCCCTTAAAGGAGGCCAGCCCTGAGTGAGATACCGAAGTTTAGAGCGAGAGTCCTATATCGCAGAACAGAAAATCCCGCGTCTCAGAACGAAGAATTAGAGGGTAAAGTTTGTGGCGATTGGTTGTCTTCTGATGAGATCGTAAGCGAGGATGAATTCCGAAAGCTGGAAATCTTCTTTCACTGGCTTCATCGGGGGTATCTCGATCCCGCGACTCTGGGCATGGCGATCGGGAAGCGATTCTTGGTCTTTGCTTGGGATATAAAGATCGGGAGTAGGGAGGAACGATATTATTACTTTGCCCGAGCGCATAGCAATATCGTTGGGAGGTTCTTGTCGCTTGATGCAATCATGGAATGGCGAGACCGGAAAAATTGGCCTGATAGATTCATCTTCGACATCTTGAACATGGATACTGGCAATTGGTATCAAATGTATTCAGAGGGTAAGATTACAGAGATCGACGACCTCTACGAGGATTTGGAGGAGAAGTGAATATGAACTTGTTCAACGAAGTGATTGAGGCGATAGTGAAGGATTGGATTCCTTTTGATAATGGATCGTCAGATAGAATCGCTTTGAGACATACGATCCACAAACACCTTGACCCCGTGCGCACCATCGACGTGGTATTACCGGTGAAGGTGATTGAGGACGTTGTGTTTCCAAGTCACCCACATTTGCTCGGCAAGGGATTAGGATTTGATCTGCAAATTGCCGCCGACTTCATCAACCAAAATGCGATAGGAAGGAACCCCGGGGCGAGACCGGAGGGATAAGGATAGTAGGAGAAATCCATGACAGAGAAGCAAAGCGTCTCCTTCACGGTTATTGGTCGCGTTAGTGGGCATCATCGGGCGGATAGGTTCTATGACAGGAAAAAGAAAGTCATGCGAGCGTTTCGCAACAAAGAATACGACAACTCACGCAAAGTGATTCAGTTGGCGGCAAAAGTGGCAGCGTGCGGCTATAATCAACCGGAACTGCACACGACAACCCGCGTATACCTGCACTTCCTCGTTGGTACTCACACGCTGATCAAACGCAAAGACGGCAAGCAATACTGGAAAGGCCGCTCAGTATGCGACGCGGATAACATCTGCAAGGCAATTCTTGACGCATTGCAGGGAATCTTTTTCAAGAATGACAAGGATGCAGTTGCTCTGCCGTTCATAGAAAATCTAACAAACGACAACCCCTATATCACGCGGTTCGACAACCGTGACGGCAACCAGCAGGATTGGACGGAAGTCCGGGTGGAATCGATACCGGCAGAACAAATGACATTGGAGCCCCGGTGATGAAAGGAATCGGATTCAAGCCACGGACGGCCACCGGGGATATAAACTCTGGAATTTGATATGAGGATAATGGACAAGACGTGAAAAAGATTCTACTCACAAAAGGTAAATCCGCGATAGTTGACGATCCTGTACTATGCGCTTTTGCTTTATCGTCATCAGGCGCGGCCATGTTTGAAACCACAATCGGAGTACCCGCGTGACTTGGCTGTTAACAACATACCACTGCAAGTACGAGCAGGTATTCGACCAGATTGCGCGCCGCAATCTGACCGTGGATTGCTATTGCCCCACGATCAATGAACCGGTGGATGTCGGTGGTCGGACAGAGTGGCAGGCAACACCGGCATATCCGAACTACTTGTTCGTGTCGATGAGACTGCCGAAGACGGACGTGGAACTAAGCCCGATACAACTGATCCGCTACATCGGCCAGGTCTCGGTGACGCCCGTGATCCTCGGCAACTGGATCGCTAACATCACCGACGAGAAACTCAGCGAAGTCCGCGCTTCGGTAGAAAAGATGAACGCCCTGAGCCGGTGCCGCGCCAATGCCGGTGACTTCGCGGTGACTTATGTCGGCAAGATCGTACTGATAACATCCGGCAAACTCGGCGGCATACTGGGTCAGGTCACGGGCAGGACCAGCGGCAACGATATCGTGGTAGAGATTCCATTTTTTGACCAGGTGACGCCATGTAAGGTAAGTGTGAGTGATGTTGAACTCGTCTAACAATAACGACATCGTCAGCGCGCTCGGGCGTGAGCTTGTGCATTCACCGGAGATTGAGCGCGCCGTCAGGCTGGCACTCGCGCGGCTGACTCCAGAGGAGCGGGAGTTGATCGTCAACAAGTTTAAGATTGGACTGCCCACGACCGAACTGATGAAAAAATTCGATGTCTGTACCGGTTCGGAGAGGCGCTTCGAAGCGATATATGAACGGACGTTGGCGATCCTGCGCATATACGTAGCCTATTTTGCACAGGCGGAAGACCCTGAACTGTGGCGTCAGTTGCCAGGGCTGGCCAGACCCTACGGCCATTTGCTTTCACAGATATTCCAAGGCTACGACCGGAACTGCCTGATCGCTGACACAGACCACACAGGCGATGAACTGGATGCTCAGGTCGAATGCGCGGCCAAGGCGGCGGAATCAATACGAGACAAAGAAGTGCGCGCGCTGGTCGAAACGGCCGTCGCACTCTACAATTTCAAACGGCTCGGCAGCACACCGCCAAAGCGGGATGTCAAGCAGGCAAGAAATCCACACAAACAAAGGAGTAACTAATGGCAACCAAGACAGAAACCAAGCCGCCGACAGCGGCGGAGATTCAGCGGGCGCTTGAAGCGAAATATGGGGTGATCCCCTGCCCGATTTGGTTCGACTATTTTGCGGCAAAGGCAACCCTTGACGGCGTGCTCGTTCCCGCGGGCACTGAGATTGTTTTCAAGACCGAAGACGGAACGGTTTGCGGCGCGGGCGTCTTCTTCGCCCCCGGCATGATGCGATTTTCCGCCTGCTATGCTGACGATCGGTACGCTCCAGCGAAGACAGGCGCGAACTACGGCGAAAAGATATTGATCTATCTCGGATCAACCGGCAAGCAGGTCAGTTACTCGCCGGTGGTTCAGCATCCGTGGTGCTGGATGCGGGTTGAATTGACGGCAATGAGGTCATGATGGAGATTCGTAACTTTACTTGGGCGATTGAGCAACTAAGAAAAGACAGAGAGGCTGGGAATCTCTGCCGACTTGCAGTCAGGAGACCTAATTCGAGGAACCCATTAGAATTGGATGATTCAGGGTATTTATGGTCGCCTCTGAACCGTGAGTGTTTGTTGCATATTGACGACTTGCTTGCTTGGGATTGGGAGATTGTACTATGACGACTGATAAAATCGGTCAAAGTCAGAAAAGTAAAAAAGGGATTTATGAACCCTGATAAATTGTCAAAACTATTTGCAGAACTTCGGGATCACGGCCCTTGTCTTGGGTCTGCTATATTAGGAATTGATTGCCCTGAGAATGCTCGTATTCAACCGTCTGCTCCTGTCACAGATATCAAGGAGATCGCAATTGGGAACGGGTATGAGCGCGGTGGAAAACCGTGCCTTATCGCGCTCTACCAGGAGCGAGTGAGTGGGGCCGAGGTATTGGCTCCCTGCCATAATCTCGTATGGACGGCAGTAGACGGCATATTCCCGATTGACGGTGTGCCGCCACACTTTGTCTTTCTCGTCACAACCAAAATGGTCTTAGCGACATATCTTCTCCCACTCTTTCAATTGGGCATCATTGAGGAAGGGTGTACATTCGCGGTTATGTGGGATTATCGGTATGAGGGGGAGAAAAAGGAGAAAGACGGACAAGTATGCGAATAGAGGAGGAGAAGTGAAAGCAGGGTATGATTTCGATTGCGCTCCGAAACACGAAGACGACTGCAATAGTTGTATTAGCCGACATTGCGAGAACTGCACCTTGCTCAAAAAAACGCTCCAGGAACCCTGGGCCAGGATCATGTTTGCGGACGCCGTGAGGCGCATATTAGGTTGTCCGCTAATATCGGACAACTGACGGAAATAAAACTTTAAGTCGCCGCAATCCCCTGCCGCATCATCACTTAGGAAAGTGGGCAAACATGGGTGACAATCCCGTTTTTGCGCGAAGTTTCACAATTGGCGTAGGGTCAAAAAGACCGTCATTGGACAAAGTTATTGGCGGACAACGGCTTGACTTCAAAATGCAAAATACTGCATAGGGTATAGAGCCTTAGCAGGCAAACTGACCCTCCCGATACGGTGCGGTGACATCCGGTTGCCGCGCCGTTGAATTTGTAACCCAAAGGATTTATGCCATCAGGACGCGAGTTGTCCGCAGGACAGCGCGACAAACTATTTCGTGCATGGTTCGACTGTCAATCTGTCTTGGAAGTCGCCCGCAAGTGTCGAGTTTCTCCAGTTACCTGCAAGAAGTACATGAAAAAAGACGGCTGGCGGAAGCGACGGGACGAAATTCTCGTTAAGGCGCAGAAATCCGGGGACGACAGGCAAGCATTCAAATTGACGAGCGAACTTAATGCACTCCACGTTTTCATACAGCATCATATCAAGCGTCTCGCGGAACTACTCAAGAAAAACGAGATAGAACCGACAATCCCGAACTTACTGCACCTGATCGAGGGTAAGCGGGAATTGCTCAAGGAAGTGGAGATTGATGTCCCCACAGCCCCAGAGAGTGATAAGGTCGCCGATATCCTAAACCTGCTAACTGAAGATACTGCCAAGATGTTGGTTGCCGCTGCGGTAGCTGAGTTGAAGAAAGAAAATGGCGGTGGCAAAACCTAACGTTGGTCCTCCCGTTGAATTTCTACTCAAGCTCGGCAATTCCACATCATCCGGTAGACGGTTTCTATCAAAGAAATCACTGCGATATCTTGTCAATTGCTATCTGGACCGCGACCTCTGGCCATGTCAAGAATCATGGTCGGCAGACCTTGACAAGATCAGCATGGGCGGCATCATCAGTCAACCCGGGGCTGGCAAGACTGAACTGGTAGCCCGCTACAAGCCCCTTGATCTAATCCTCCACGGTATTGGAGACATACAACCACGCAATATCCGCATCGGCTGTGTGTCGGCGAGTTTGCGACTTGCCAAGAAGAATGTATCACTACTCCGCAACGATTTGGAAAACCCAAAGCTCATTGCTGACTACGGGCACTTCAAATCTAAGAATCAACCTTGGGGCGAAACATCCTTCACAGTCATTCGGACTGCCCGACTGAAAGACCCCACCTTTGAAGCTTTTGGAGTTGGCAGTTCCATTATCGGATCGCGCTTTGACCTGATTATCATCGACGATCCAGTTGACGACCAGACGGTTCGCAGTCCCGATGTCCGACAGAAGACTGTCGAGTACATCGAGGGTTCGGTACTCACGCGCTTAGAGCCTTGGGGTGTTCTTTGGATTCTCGGTAACCGCAAGCATCCCGATGATCTGTACAACTACTTCCTCAAGAATTCGGGCTACAGGATCATCGTCTCACCGGCATTAATCAGGGAGCCGGAAAATTATATTGTCACCGAACTCGATACTTTCGAGTTAGACGAATGGGGCAAGGACACCAAGTGGCGTGTCTCTATTGGTGAAGGCGATCAAGGCGAGGTTCTCTGCCCGCAACAATGGCCGATGGTCAAGTTGCTCATCAAGCGGCAGAGCATGGGATCAATCGCGTTTAACCGCGAATTCCAGGCCGAAGTTGTTGACGACGAAAACGCGCTTATCAAGAAGGCGTGGCTTGACCAGTGCAAAGACTTAAACCTGTCCTATGGCGTCTTCAACCCGGGGACCTACATCGCGATCGTGCAGGGCGCCGACCCGGCGCTGACGATGAACCGCAAGGACGCCGAACGACGCGACACTGATTACACGGTCATCATCACACTCGGCATTCTCCCCAACTACCACTTTGACTTAATCGGACTAACTCGCACGCGCGGTCTGTCGCCGCAAGAGATTCACGACCTCTATGTCAGTCAGGCGAGACTATTCAATCCTAAGTTCCAATTCACCGAGACAAATAGTTTCGGCGAAATCATCCACTGGAAACTGAAAACTGAGACCGGCATTCCAGTGGTGCCCCACCATACCGGACGGAACAAGTTCGACCCCTATGAGGGTTATCCCTCACTCTCCGTCCTCTTCGAAAACAATCAAATTCGCTTACCCTATAAAACAGAATCAGACAAGCAAATCACCGATGGCCTCTGTTCCGAACTATACAACCCAGAAGAGGCCAAGCATGATGACCGACTATCGGCGCTATGGATCGGTTACTTCGGTGCCCGGCGACATATCGACGTACTGGAGAAGCTGAAAACACTGAGAGGCGGCGGAGACGGAAACGGCAATGGGAACAAACCAAAGTCAAGAATACGGGCGGCGGGTACGCTGTATTCCAGGGGCGGTTGAGGATAGCCGGCAGGATGAAACAGTACCCGATATTCTGTGCCATTTGCCATGAGAAGATTGGCAACACCAGCATTCCCGTAGAGAAACAGAAGCCGACATCCTGCCCCAGATGCAAAGACAAAGAGACGATGAAAGAGGAACTCAAGAATGACCGAACTGCATAACAAAACCCGCTTACGGCGTTTTGAGTTTGCCGATGAAGGCGCTGACAAGGGTGCGGTTCATCTGCGCATTAAGTCTTTCGCCAAGATGTCTACCGTCTCAAGCTCGGTGCCTTTGTCGAATGCTCTCGATCAGTTCTCTTCGCAATACGACGCCAACCAACTGATTCAGCCGCTATACAATCCGGCGATTCTCTCTCGCTTCACGATCAACTGTGATGTCATGGCGCAATGCGTCAAGGCCATGAAGGTGAACATCGATGGCATGGGTTGGCAGGTGGAATTCGTGCCGACTGTCGAACAACCGGACGCCGAGCCGAGTACAGCCGATGACGCTGAACGCCGCCGGCTGCAATTGCTCTTCGACTACCCGAACGCGCACGACTCCTGGGTCAACATCAAGATGAATTTGCGGGCGGACAAGTGCCTCACCGGCTATGCCGATCTTGAGGTAGTCCGCAATATCGGCGATGAAATAGCCGAGTTGCACTACGTCCCGTCAAACACGATCAGGCTCACCGCGAGACAGACGACGCTCACAGAGCACGTTCAGTGGTTGCGTGATGGAGCCGAGTGGATTCAGATCAAACGACTGACGAAGTTCCGCCGCTTCCTCCAAATGGTCAATGACCAGAAGGTATGGTTTAAGGAATTCGGCGATCCGCGGTCGCTGAACAAGACTACCGGCGAATATGCGACGGACGGCTCCCGTTGGCCTGTCGGGACTGAAGCCACAGAGATTATCCACTTAGCGGATGACGTGCAGAACTCCGTTTATGGTGAACCGCCGTGGCTGTCTGAGCTGATGAATATCATGGGCAGCACCGAAGCGAAGAAAGTCAACTACCTGTACTTCGACAACAAGACGATTCCGCCATTCATCATCACGGTTTCTGGTGGTGAGTTAAATGGCAATTCGGAAAAGGAATTGGCCGATTACCTCGACCAACATTTCAAAGGCTCGGATAATTTCCACAAGGTCTTACTGCTTGAGGCTGTTGGAACCGGCGGCGGTCCCCTAGGTGACGAGAAGGCTCCTGCAGTCCGCATCGACGTCAAGCCGATGACCGAGTTTCTACAGCAGGACGCGCTCTTTCAGGAATACATCAAGAGCAATGCCAAGGCTATTCGTGAGTCGTACCGCTTGCCTCCGCTACTGATCGGCGCCGCAGAAGAGTATAGTCACGCCGCCGCGATAGAGGCAAAGATCGTGGCAGAGCAGCAGGTATTCCAGCCCGAGCGCACGGCATTCGACGAAAAAATTAACCGCACCATCATTGCCGATATGGGTGTCCAGCGTTGGCGGATGAAGTCACGTGGCACGCCCACGGCAGACGATGCGAATATCATAACCGCCATGTCGCAAATGCAGGATGTCGTGCCGGTCGGTCATGCTGTCGATTGGATCTCCGAACTTATGGGCAAGGAGCCGCCGAAGCTCGATGAGTCCGTGCGCAATATGCTGCTTGGCGAATTTAAGTCTACCTATGCGCCGCCCCCGATGTTCGGCAGTTTCGGGCAAGAGGAAGAGCCACCAGACACAAATGCCGCTACCGCCGAGGAGAAGGGCAAGCGACAGGAGCAAGTGCAGAAGTCGGCCATTGTCGGCATACTCAAGAGGCTGCGAGATTTCCTGTCGAAACACAAGGCCGCCTAATGTGCCTCCACTGCCTGACTACTGACGAACGCGACTATGCCGTCGAACTGATCGACCAGATCATCGAGAAGCGCCGCCGCCTGCCCTACGAAGAGGCTTGGCTGACTATCGTCTGGGAAGAATGGATAACCGCACAGAAAAAAGGGTTGGCAGCCGCCCGCGCCTATATCGAGGCCGTCCAGAGCACAATGATGCAAGACGAAATTGCCGTCGTGCTGAACATTCTCCGCAACCATATCGGGCCAGACATGGCGACGCCACTGAGGGCTGGGTTACTTGACCTTTTTGACAAATCCTATGTCATGGGTAAGGCGATTGTCGCCGACGCCATACCCTCAATCGAAATCAGCTTTGGCATAATGGACAAGACGGCAGTGAATTGGCTCACGGATCATCACTTGTATTGGATCGGCAACTACTACGACAAGAATCTATCCGGCGCGATTGCGAATACCGTGGCCGAGGGCATGGCGCAAGGCTTAGGACGCAAAGACATCGGCAAGATGCTCGGCAATTTCTTCGAAGACTATCCCGGCGTGCCGATGAAGCCCGCCAACTACTGGCAGGGATTAGCGGCCAACGCCATGAGCCGCTCGCGCAACTTCGGAGCGATAGGGGGATTCTCGGATGCTGGATTTACCGATTATGAGTTTTTTTCGATGGAAGATTCACGTGTCTGTGAAGTTTGCGACGAAATGAATGGCAAGGTCTTCTCAGTTGCCTCCGCTATGGGTCAACGTCAGCAGCTAATGAACTGCTCTAACCCCGAAGACGTGAAGCAAGTCGCACCGTGGCCAAGTCTTAATGACATCACAAGCAGGTCAAACATGGAACTGCAAGCAGCCGGAATAGGTATGCCGCCCGTCCATTTCGAATGCCGATGCGGGATTATTGCGGCATGAAGATAATCGAACTCCCGATCAGCAAGCTCAAGACCGATCCGGCCAACGTGCGACTGCATGACCGCGATAACATCGACGCGATCAAGCGGTCGCTGGCAGAATTCAAACAGCAGAAACCGATTGTCGTCAACAGCAAGAACATCGTGATCGCTGGCAATGCCACCCTTGAGGCCGCGCGTGAGCTTGGTTGGAAGACGGTCAAGGTTGTCGTCAGTGAACTTGCTGGCAAGCGGGCGACGGCCTATGCAATCGCCGACAATCGTACAGCAGAATTAGCAACGTGGGACGACGAAGCACTGGCCGCGCAGTTGAAAGAGTTGTCGTCCGGCAATGGATTCGATTTCGAGAGTACGGGGTTCTCGCAGGTTGACCTCGATGAATTACTTGCATCGCTATCGACAGACGACGAGCTAACCCAACAAGAAGCGCGCGCAACCCTCGCCGAGAAATTCATCGTTCCGCCGTTTTCTGTATTAGACGCCCGACAAGGCTACTGGCAAGAACGCAAGCGGGCATGGTTGGCACTGGGCATCAAGGGCGAATTAGGACGGGGGGGGGGGCTACTAATGACCCGGGAGCAAGTGACAACGGAAAATCTAAATTTCTATCGCAATCGTCAGGGGGGGGCAGATAAAGATGGCCATGCACAACTCCCGATGCAGCGCAAAGAAAAGTATCACCGGGAGGAAGTCCGCGTCCGGCGTGCGACTACTCAAAACGGCAACGCGGCGACGGCACGGGTAGGGCGATAGTTTGACACGGACGCTTGGTGCAATCCCTTCAAATCAGGACAATATCCTCCGGCATAGGGGGGGGGTATTCTGTGAAGAATAAGTCCGAAGCATCCAAAGCATTCAAATCGCAATCCCGACAGTCGGGATTGCAGAAAAACAAGACAAGAAACCTCACTTGGGTTAAGGGAAATAGAGACAAAGACAAGCTCGACGAGACCAGCCGCAAGAATCTTGCGGCTGGTCGAAAACCCGCCCTCGGTGCCAAAGACTTTGGCACCGAGGGCTATGCCTCGGAACAAACTGGCACGTCGATATTTGATCCGGTGCTTTGTGAACTTGCTTATCGTTGGTTTTGTCCGCCGGGAGGACAGGTGCTTGACCCCTTTGCCGGTGGTAGCGTTCGCGGGATAGTTGCGGGATTGCTCGGCTATAAATATCATGGCATTGACTTGAGTAAGCAACAGATAGCGGCGAATGAATTGCAATGGCGCGATATAAACGGAGGCGTTGGCACGAGTAAGTTGCCTTTAGTCAATCCGGTGGATTATCCCGACACGGTTACGATCAACATATCTGGTGATATGTTGCGTCAGGCTTTTCAACCGTGCGTCATGGAATACATCACTAAGAACTGTAAGGGAAGATGCTGTCAAGGCACTGGCAAAATTATGGTCACAGTGCATCGGAGCGAAGTTGAGCGAATAGAGAAATTGGGCGCGAGGGTGGTTGATGGATTTATCGCTGCTGACAAGCGTGGTCTTTGTCCCTTCAAAACCCAAGAAGGATTGTGTGGAATACACGGCGACGAAAAACCCTTTGGCTGTCAAGCGTCACCGTTCACCCTTAATGCAAGCGACACGCTCATCGTCAGAAACAGGTATCGGCTGCTCAAATGTTACAAAGGCAATGGGTCGATTCCTGCATATAAGGCACACGCATGGAGTCTCGCGCAGATATTCGGACAGACAGAAGCGTCACGAATAATGAAACAATGTGAAGCGGGCGCGAAATCTTTTCCAGCAAAACTGAGTGGCTACAAATACGCTATGCTAAAAGACAACGACGCGGCAAAACACACAGCGACGCAACAAGCAATCCCGATATTGGAAAATGACGCAATCAAGCCCCAATGGGTTGTCGGCGACAGCCTCAACAAACTTGCAAAAGCACCCGCCGCCGATTTCATTTTCTCGTGTCCACCTTACGGTGATTTGGAAGTCTACAGCGATGACCCCGCCGATTTAAGCACCATGAATTACGCCGACTTTATGAAGAACTACCGAACGATCATCGGCCACTGCTTTGACAAGCTACGGGACAACCGCTTTGCCTGTTTTGTTGTCGGCGAATACCGAGATAAGAAGTCCGGCAACTATAACGGTTTTGTTCCCGATACAATTGCCGCTTTCAAGACTTGCGGGTTCAGTTATTTCAATGAGATGATCCTTGTCACTTCCGTGGGTTCGTTGCCAGTGCGAGCAGGCAAGTACTTTGTTAGTGGCCGCAAAATCGGCAAGACTCACCAGAACGTGCTTGTATTCGTGAAAGGCGACTCCAAGAAAGCCGCTAAGGAATGCGGCAATGTCGAAATCTTCATGCCGGAAAACGAAGAGGATTAAATGTCCCAAGACTACCAAGATGTAATTTTCAGGACTGAACCTGACAGCGACTTGATTCGCCTTTTCCCAAATTCTCCTATCGTCATTTACGCTGCCGCTACCACGACACCCGTTATCTGGTCAGGCAATGCAGACCAATTCGGCGTCGTGAATGTCGCGTCGCTACCGACCGGCTGGTATGACATCTATGTCGGCGGACTGTTTTTCAAATCGCTGAATCACGTCACGGCTGACTATGCGATGAAGCTGCCGGAACTCTGGGTGTCGAAAGTCACCGGGACGATCAGCGCCGATGTCAACGAAGACGAAAATCACGCCATTTTCTATACCGCTGTTGCTGGCAAGATTCTGAAGGTTACTGTCATAGCCGAGTACGTCGGGGCGACGGGTGATGCTTACATCCACATCCTCAAGGGCGCATCATCGAGAGTGGCCGCACTGGCATTCGCAACCGATTCAATCTGGTCAGCGCGCTGTTATCCACTTGCCGCCGTCTACGGCTGGGTGCATAACGTACCTGCCGCCAACTTGACCATCGAAGCGGCCAAGACTATCACCATCGGTATCGACTACGTAGCGGGCACGCTCAAGGGTGTCACCGTCGCCATGCTGTTCAAAGCAGATTAGCAATCCCAACAAAGGATAAACCATGACTCTGGAGCGCAAGAATTTCCTCAAGAACATTATGCCGGTCGAGGTGTCGATTTGCGGGACGCCGATGGTCCCGGGGGCAGTGATCGCATTGATTAAGTCAGCTGACGTTAAGGCCGTTGGCGACCGACTGACCAAAGCCGTCACCTTCCTGCACAAAGACGAAATGAAAAAGCAGGTCTATGCTTATGTCCTGATCCCCGATGACGCCGACCGCGAAGGCGATGTCGTCACTAAAGAAGAAGTCGAAAAAGCTTGTGACAACTTCGGCATGATCCTTAGTGACAAACGACAAAAGGGTACGGGCGCGGGCGACTCGCATGAGACCTTTGAAGACATCGCCAAGATTGCCCAGTCCTGTATCGACGTTGACGGCTCACTCGGCAAGGCACTGGGATTCGCCAAGTCAGTCGCCGGAGCTTGGCTGATCAAATTCCAGATTGTGAGTGAGGAAGTCTGGAAAGGAATTCTCGACGGCACTTACACCGGTGTATCAATGGGCGCATTCGCCGAGCGGGAACCGATACCGGTGGGCAAAGCAAAACGATTGCGCGAAGCTCTCAAGGAATTCTTTGGGAAGCATCCCATTGCCAAAGACTCAGCCGACTTCGACTCCACCTATTCGCTACAGCGATTCTATGACGAGTCGCCGGAGATGATGAACGCGCTCGAAAATTCTCTCTGGTCAATCATCTATGATGACACGACCACCCAAGAGGAAAAGGCGACGCAAATTGAGAACTCATTCAATCAGTGCCGCGATGCCTTCATCGGTCTATTCAACCCTGCACCGAAATCAGCAGATAAATCCACAATTGATAAAATGAGCGGCGGTAAAGCCGCCATGAAAGAAGGAGTACTGGAAATGGAAATCACCCAGGAAGCACTCAAGAAGATGATTGATGACGCCGTCGCGCCTATCCAAAAGGCGCTAGACGACTTCAAAACTGAAGTCACCACCCAACTCGGTGAAGTCAAGAAGTCGGCAGAGACGAAACTCGAGGAGACGGAGTTCGGGAAATCCGTATCTGAGGACATCGACAGACTCACCGCGATGATGACTGATGTCAGAAAGCGCGTCTGGGGTTCGAATGCCCTGGAAAACCAGCCTTCCGCCGAAGACAAGGCAGAGAAGGAAAAATTGGCGAAGGCCGCTCAAGCTCAAGAGGCAAAGACGGGCGGAACCGCCTTCAGCTTCGCGACGAAATAACTCGCTTCCCCTACACTCGGCGCTCTGGCGCCACAACTCAATCGACATCTTAATCAGGAGAGGACAATATGTCCGATAAAACAAAACAACTGTTTGAGCAGTGGGCGAATAAGCAAAACATCGTCGCCAAGGCTGAAGGTGGGATAATCAATACCTCTGCCGATGACTTCGGGGGCATCCTGCCCTGGCCGTTAGTGCAGGAAATACTCTCAACCGCCCGCGATCAATCCGAAATTTCCCGTGCGGTGACGAACCGTACCGTGGGAAGTCGCATCGGCACCTTTCCGGTTATCGACTTCAACGAGCCGGTCACCGAAGGCGTTGGCGAGAATGATGGCACGCCCGTTACTACTCGCCCACCGACCGCTAATGTCGGGTACACTCTGAAGAAATACAAGTCAGAGTGGTACGTAACCTACGAAGAAATCGAAGATGCCGCCGATGCGGGCATGGGTGACTTCGAAGCTCAGATGACTCGTGGGTTCGGTATTGCACTGGGCAACGACCGCGCGAATATCCTCATGAACAGCGACACGACTCTCAGTTCAGCCACCCGCCTTAATCGCATGTTGCGGATGACTAACGGCGTGCTGAAGGTTCTGCATACCGGTGCGAATGTCTTCAATGCTGCCGGCGCTGCCTGGGGTGCCGGTATCTGGTCACATATGCGAACGAAAATGCCGGAGAAGTACCGCAACGATCCGGGGCTGGCCTGGATTTACAACGACATGGTGGACATTATGTGGCGCCGGTCGTTGACAAACATCGCTGGCACGACGGCGGGTATGCGTTCTGGACTCGGCGATCAGGTCATTCAGACCCAAATGAGAGTCCCGCCTGACGGCAGTCCACAGATTCTCACTCCGTATGTGTCGGCGACCGGTGGTCCGACCGCGATTGCGCCGACATCGGTTTCGGCCGCAACCGCGACAACCTGCTTGGTCACTCTAACCACGCTCTGCGCAACCACCATCGCCGGACGCATGGTCAAGGTTACATGCGTTCTGACCGGAATTTCCGAAACCCTTCCGGCAGTTTGGGGTGGAGCGACTAACACCATCACCACCACGACATCACTCGGCCAACAGGTGATCAGCGCGACGAATACTGATTACACGATCACTTACGCCGACGAAACGTCGATCATCCTCGGCAATCCGAAGGCGATCAACCAGATCACATGGAAGACGATGCGGTCTTCGCGTACCTACAACAAGGATTTCGACCGCTTCGAAATCACCACTTACTGGTATGGCGATGTCTGCGTACCCTTGCCGCAAACCTTCGTCGTTCACGAGCGCGTGGCGGTTACGCCGCCGGCTACCTGGTAGGTGAATGATGGCAAATGGATTTAGAATGACTTGTCTGGCCAGTTCATTTAGTTGCAAGGACTTCTCTTGCGCAAAGGGTTGGGTCGCCGAACTGGCCGCGAACGATCCACTTTACCTTAAGCTTAAAGGTGAAGTGGCCTTCAAATCTGAACCTTGCATCATTCCCGATCCCGCTGGTGTTGTAGTCCCGGCACCTGACAAACCTCCGCCGAAACCGACGGAGGCCGATGACATTACATCGGTCGAAGCGTTGGCTCCTGCCCTGCTCGAATCCCTGTATGACGCCGGTTATACAACTGTCGGAGAAGTCATCATGGCGGGGAAAGAGAAGTTGACCGAAATCAGCGGTATCGGTAAAGCGACCGCTGACAAGATCATCGCCGCCTGTGAGGGGTATCTGGCCGCGTAAGCGCCGGAGTCGTCACTTCAAATCTGATTAACAATTCATAAGGAGTTCAATATGAAAGAGTCCGTTTATGGTCAGGGACTATCCCATGACCAATTTTTCAACACCCGTGTGATTCAGGGTATGGCGTACGGGACCGCGACTACCGTGTGCGTGCAGGCAACCGGAACCGGCGCTTACCACTACCATGTCAACCTTCATCCGATGGGCGGTGCTGCCGCCCCGGGGGGAATCATCATCCTCGACGGTCTTGTTTCGCAGATTGCCGCCGCCGCTGATATCAATCTCGGATCAGGAACTACTGGCAACGCGATTCTGGCAAACGGTCAGTCCATTGTCTATGCGATTTACTACTATCGCAGTCTCGCTGACAACGTGATCCGGCAGGGCATATATGCGGGCGCCGTCGCACTGACCGCCGCCGTGGTTGCCCCGACGAACGCCCAAATCGAAGCGACACTCGCCACAGGTACGGTCTATTTGCGCACGGTTAACGTGACTATCAACAGAACCGGCGATATTGACACCATGACATTCGTTTATGACCACACTGTCCGCAATCTTCAGCACCCGGCCACGGTGCAGAACCCGTAGTTCATGGGCAACATCATCACATTCGATGACCTTCAGACGGAAGGGATTAACAGTCCGACGTACAATCGCGCGCGCGCGGAAGAGTTGATCCTTGACGCCGAAGATGTCATTGAGAAGATCACCGGGCGGTTATTCCGCAAGGTGGACACGTCCGTTTACGCCAGCGGGAGGAATAGAGATATCCTCCTGCTGCCGCATCCGCCGATTACAATTACATCGGTGAATGAATCCGACCATTCGACAGGGACAGAAGTCCTAACAGAAATTCCCTCCGCGTCCTATGCCCAAGAGAGCGATCTTCTCGCCGAGGTCGCTCTCCGAAATCCGAAGTTGAAACGATACGATGCTTACTGGGTCAAGGGCGAGAACAACTACAAGATCACCGGCTCATTCGGCTTCGTGTTTCCAATGGGGACGACCCCGGAGACATACTCGGCACCGCGAATGATTAAGCGCGCGGCGGTTCTCATTGTCGCCAAGTATCTGCCGCCGACCGTTGATCGTATCGGGACAATCGGCACCGGTCGCATTGTCCAAGAGAGCCTGAAGGGATATTCCTACACGCTCTCCGAAGCCGCACAGGCTGGTTTCTTTGGCGACCCTGAAATCGACGGCATCCTTCATGGATATCGCCGTCTTGGTATAGCATCAACCTAAACATTGGAATTGATTGATATGCCCGACGACTGTACTGGACCTACGAGAGAATGTCCTATTGACTCAGACTGGGTGCAAGAACATGGGGTTATGAAATCCCAAATCGCCGAGATATACAAGGCCAACAAGGCGGCACTCGTGATAAAGTGGGGGGCTATCATACTGTCAGTTGCGGTGGTGTCGTTTAGTGCTGGAAGGGAAATATCGCTGGAGAGCAAGGCGGAATCCATGCTGGAGCGCGGTACAATTGCGATAGCATTGAGTAAGCTGAATGACAAGCTCGATCTGTCAATGAAAGAGATCGCCATAAAGATCGACATCAACTCAAATCGCTTGACGGCGATAGAAGCGACGATCAAGCCCTAATGGCTACCGCCCGCCTTGCAGCAAATCAGGCCGCATTGCTAAAGCAAATTGGCACGCTGGTCACGTATCAGCCCTTTGTCGAAACGTCCGGCAACGTCAATGCACTGACTAAAGAAGTCATCGACTCCGAAGCCTGCTATCCCACGTCGATAAGCCTGCACGCGCTGATAGAATACTCGCCGAGTGAAGCGACGCGGCAACGGTTAGGCTTGAGTGAAGATGTTGTCGCACTGCTGACGCTGCTCATAGAGGAATGCGCACAAATGAATGCCGTTGTCGATAGTGCGGGGCGGTTCTTCATCAATGATACCATGCCCTACTATGTCACCAAGGTTGCACAGGCGCAACAGTCGGGCGATGAATTCCTGACACTCGAAGTCGCTATCACGCGCAAGGTCGGAGGCAAACGAAATCGCTAAGGGAATGATGACCGGCGACTGGGGCAAGGGCGTCGGGGCGCTGGCAAAGTTCACCTCGATACTCCAGCGCGAAGCCAAGCAACAGACGCGAAAGGCTGGCATTGTTGCCGCTGATTCCGTAAAGAAATACATCCGTAATCAGCCGCCACAATGGCCGCCGCTAAAAGCTGCCACGATCAAGCGCAAGGGCAGCAGCAAGATGCTGATCGACCATGGCGACCTGATAAACTCGATCACGCATCAACTGGTCAATCCCTTCTCTGTATTCGTCGGCATACTCAGGACTGCGCAGAGGAAAAGCGACAAATCATCACTCGTCAACATCGCCCGCGTTCATGAATTCGGATTCTACGGCATGGTGACGAATTCCAAGACCGGCAAATCATATCTGCTGCATATCCCCGCGCGCTCGTATCTGCGTCCGACTATTCTGGCTATCGAGCCTCATTTGCGACAAGCATGGATTGAAGCACTTAGACAAGTAATTATCGACTGCACTGAATGACCTCACGCACAGAAGACTTCATCGCCGGGTTGAAAACATCCTTGGCCTCTTCCATTACGGGATTGACCGCCGACAAGATCGTCGTCGGTCATCCTGATGATCGCCTTGTTGATGACACGGAAGTCGCGCTCTTGTCGGTTGTAATCTCGGCACTTGACTTGCGCCCCGATCCCGACAACGACACGTCCGGCAGGAAATACATCGTCACGAGAAATCTCGATAACACGGCGACTCTGACCTATCCCCCGCTGCCGTTCCGCCTATTCATTCAGCTACATACCTTCACGCGCACGCATACCGAGGACTGGCAGCTTCAGCAAGACATCATCCGGTTCTTTGCATCGGGAAAAGAAATCATCACGCCGCTGTTGGAGACCTACTATCCCCGCTATGAGGGCGGCGATAATCAGGATGATCTAACCGCCGATGGTTTCGCCAAGGTCTACCGCTTCTCGGTGCCGCTATGGCTGACTGACGCGCACGCCGCCGAGACTGAATACTTGGTACTCCACACCATTTTCGATATCAACGACGAAACAGTTACCGTCCCAAAGGAAATATAATATGGCTTACAAAATCACGAACCTGCTGTCAACGTGGATCAAGATTGATGGCACGCTCTTGCAACACGGCGAATCTCTTGTCGTGCCCGCCGCGCCTGACGATCTCAAGCGACTTGAGCGACTTGGCGCCGTCATGATAGACGAAGTCTCGGTCGCCGGAGCCGTAGTCGAGCCGCCCGCGCCCAAGGCAAAGACCGCCAAAGTCGAACCGTAATCCGGCCACTGACGCAAGTCCAATATCCCCAAAATTGCAAATCCAACAATCTCACAATAGGAGCAAAGCATGGCTACCTTCAACAAGGGTGTGAATATCATCGAGGGACAGGGTCTGTCGCCGGTGGACGGTTCCTCGCAAACGGTCACGGGCATTATGGGCACCTTCTGGAAAGGGGTGCTCAATAAAGCTATCGTGGTCAACAACATGGCCGAGTTTGAACGCACGTTCGGCGCGTTCCCGCTTACCGGCATCACGTCTTACTATGACGTACAGGGTTTCTACTCCGCTGTCGGTGAAGCACCGCTTGCCGTAATTAATGTCAAAGGCCCGGCTGCCGCGAAGGCATACTTGACCGTGGTGGACAAAGCCGGATCACCGGCAAGTACGCTGAGGATTCAAGCCCGCTCCGAAGGCGCTTGGGGCAACAACCTGACTGTCGAAGTGCTCGATCAGAACGTGATTGTGACGGCGCCGACAGTGAATATCCCGACTACTACCGCAATCAGTGCGACGCTTAGGTCGACGACCGGCATGGAAGTCGGAACGTTCCTGAAGTTCTACAACGGCACCAATACCGAATATCGGGAACTGACGGCGGTCAATCATACGACTAACGTCGTTCAGTGGGTTGTCGGTCTGACCTACGCCTACACTACCGTCAACGGCGTTATCTCCTCACTCGAATTCAAGATCATCGTTTACGAGGGATCAGTCGAAGTCGAGCGCTGGGAAGGGCTGTCGATGAACGATAGCGTCTCATTTTTCTGCGAGAAAGTCATTAGCGACAACTCCAATTACATCGAGGTAGTCGACTTGGATGCGACGGGCTATAATGCTCTGTCCACAAACTATCTGACTATGCCCGCCGTGACTTCCGCCCCGACTGCGTTGACTACCGTCGCCGGTGCTGACGATACTGCCAACATCGAGAAGGCGCACTGGACGGGTTCCGCTGGCAGCGCGACTGGCATCTATGCTTTCGCCGCCGTGCCTAACCTGTTCCGCATCGGTTGCCCGAATCCGAAGATTCTGACGTCGGCAGACGCCGGGTACATCGAGGTCGTACAGGCGTTGCTCAATTTCGCCAACACGCAACAGGACATTGAGGTCTATGCGCACGTGCCTTATGGCAAGACCGTCGCTGAGGCCGTGACGTTCGTCGGCAACTTTGAAGGGCGCCGTCTTTGCATCTGGTATCCGTGGGTTAAGATCACCGACAATGGTGCTACCGTTTGGGTGCCGCCAGTCGGTCCGGTGCTCGGAACCGCCGCCAAGAAAGATCGAGATCGCGGTATCTACAAGAGCATCGGCAATGAGCCCATCGGCTATGGCACCGACCTTGAGCGCGGCTTGCTTCGTACTGAAGAAGAAACCGCCAACGACGCCGGTGTAAACACGATCATCGCCAGCCAGGGCTTGCGTACTTGGGGCGGCCGCACGCGCTCTGCCACAACCAACTTCCGGTTTATCAATCACTCCGAGCAGTTCAACGATATCTCGCGGACGCTCAAGAGCGAAATCGGCAACGTGACGTTTGAACCGAACAATGCCGAGACGCGCGCGAAGCTGGTACGCAAGATTGTGGCTTACTTCAACGAGAAGGTCAAAGAGGGCGGAATCATCGCCTACTCGATCAAATGCGATGACAGCAATAACCCCAGCGAACAGGTTGCACTCGGCTATCTCAATTGCTGGATCGAGTATCAGCCTGCCGGTGTGGCCGAGAAGATCGTCTTTACCGTGACTTCGTCTCCGGCTGGCATCACCACCGCGGTAGCCGCCTAACTTCGAATCATTCACTTACAGGAGAATAGATCAATGGCAGATGTAACTAAGAATGCCCGGTTGACGACGAAGTTCTTGCTCGAAATCGACGGCATTAGTATAGGCACCTTTGAGGATTGCGATATCTCGGAGGCGTCTTATACCGTGATCGAAAACCGTACCGGTACGGATGACGATACGAAAACACAGAGTAAGGGATTGCGTGCCGCACAGACAATCGTAATCGGCAAAGTCGCCCGCGTCGAAGACAACAGTGCGATCCAATTGTTCGCCGACTGGTACGAGGCGGGCGATCAGGACAAGCGTGGTGGCCGGATTGACTACGTGGATCACCAGACCGGCGTCGTCTTCCACCGCGAAGTCTTCGAGAACGGTATTTGTTCCAAGTTCAAAGCGCCCAAGACCGACGCCAACGCCGAGGACAAGGCACGCTTTGAGTTCACTATCACCGCGCCCAAGGTCACTTCCATAGCGGTCTAATGCCCACATTCAGCGGACTCGCCGAGAAACTGGCGAATTTTAAGATCAAGAAATTCGCCTTTCTCATATCCCTTGACGGCCACGAAGAAATCACCCAGGCGGGTTTTCAGGAAGTCATCGGCCTTGGGGTTGGTATCCCACCCTTCGCTATCCCCGAACCCGGCAGCGCTCATGATTTCCAGTTCCCCAACAAGGTAGAAAACAAGCCACTGACGCTGGTCCGCGGCGTCGATTTCTTCGGTGCATTATTCAAGTGGATCAAGGATGTAGAAGGTTGGCGACCGGGCAGACCAGACTATCGCAAGCACCTGTCAATTTACCTTATGGAGCACGTAGTCGCGCGCACGGCGCGCGCGGCAGGTATCGGAGTCTCTGTCGATACCGCCATTGCCGTTCGTGGTTGGGATATCTACAACGCTTGGCCGACTGATTGGCGACTTGACGACCTGAACTCTAACGAGTCCGGGTTAGCATTCGAACGCATTCAACTAATCTATGAATCAATCGAGGACGCGCCGCTGGGAACAGCGACTATCTCAATCGACGTCCCGACTCTCTCGTTTTGAAAGGCAAAGAAATGGAACCGATCACATTTGAGTTGCTGGACGGCTACGTCGATCCGGCGACTAAGAAGGTGCACAAGTCCGTTGTGATGCACCGGATGACGATGGAAGAGCAGATAAAGCTCAAGTCGAATGCCATAGTTCTCAAACTTGAACAGAGTTCTCGTACACTATCATCGAAAAATCCAGCAGGTCAATTACTTGCACTCACGGAATTCCAGGAATACCACATAGAACTGCTCAAGTTGATTGTTGACAGGATAGGGGAGGTTGAGCGCGGCCCGCTAATGGGGCTGGTGTTGCTAAAACTAAGTTCACGCGATATCGGAATGATGATCGCCTATCACAGAACCGGTTCATCCATGTTGATCCCCGTTGAGGTTGTCCTTCAGGTCATGACTGACATGTCCGTAAGTCAGGAGACGCAAGACATGTTTGCGGATAAGGTCAAAGCAGCCTTGGGGGAACCACAGGCGCCGACGGAACAGTCGGCAAGCTGATAACATCGTCGTGGTATGATTGGAAAAGCTACAAAGAACAGGAAACCTTCTTGGCCGAACACACAGGATTTACGCGGACAGAGATATTACAAATGAATCACGCTGATCGCCATGATAGTTGCATGCGTCATGTTGCAATGCTCAAAAGGAAACCGGCAGGCTGATAGATGGACATGATTAGAGAACTCGGACTGGGGTTTCTCCTCAAATTTACTGATCAGACTTCGCGCGAGGTTGCCAGTGCCAGGGGTCATATTCAGGGGCTCCGGACGGACACTGAAGGCCTGACCAAATCCTTCGGCACTCAGGTGACGCAACTGGGCACTCATGCTGGCAATCTTGCCGGACTTGTCAAGGCGGGTTTTGCTGCCTTTGGTGGAGCGGCCGCATTGATGCCGGTGAAGGCGATTATCAAAGAGGCACTCGAATCTGAGCGGCAATTGCGTGACCTAATGACCGTGACAATGGCACAGGGATTTCCCGGCGAAGTCGCAACTGAAAAGGTATCCGAAGCCCAACGCCGTATCCACGAAGTCAACCGGCAAGTGCCCGGGATGCTCGACAAAATGGAGTCGGCTGCGGGCGACATGCGTGGTGCCTTCAAAGGTGTGTATCTTGACGCATTCGAACCGATAGCCAAACTCGCATTTATCGGCACGCAAACGGGTGATTTCGCCCAAGCTATGCAGGTCGCAGCCACTTCACTCTATAAGTTCCGCAATTCCTTGCCCGGCAAAACAGACGAAGAAAAGATTTGGGCGATTGCGGACGCCTTTGCCAAAGCCAAGAGCTACAAACTCGATATCGGTGAAACGGGCGACATCTTGGTCAGGGCCGCTAAGAATGCCTCCATTTATGGTGCTGACTTCTATGACATGCTCTCTGCGATCGCTCCCATTGCGAGACAAACGGCTATGCCGCGAATGGCTGCGGCTGCTGTTCAGCAAACTTATGAGGCTCTTGCAGCCTACCCCGATCTGGTCAAGGAGATGAAGAAACAACCGGCCAAAAAAGGGCAGGCAATTACATGGGGTGACATCCTCGGACTGAATCCGCAAGAGACGGAGGCAATCCCTGCAAAGTCAAAATGGTTGCTCAATCTCAAGGTAACTACTCCGGCTGGTATGCTCAAACCGCTTGCCGATATCGTCGATCAGGTAACTGCCGGGCTTCGTGTCAGTCAACAGCAACAAGCCGACTACATTCAAATGCTCAAGGAAGGGCAGACTCCCGAAGAGGCCGCCAAAAAGGGACTGGGTATTGATGTCACGACAGCTGGGTTGATTATGAAGCTCTTGGGGCCGTCATTCGGCATGTATCTCGGCCATGCCGATGAAATGCGACAGGCTCGCGCTGAGTTCGTTGCCAGTGCCGGCCTGACTCAGAGCATCTTTAAGACAGAAGTTGAACAAGCGGCGGCCCAAGCCACCTTACTGGGTGGTCAGTTTAGCGGCCTCAAAGATCAGATCGGCGACGAACTCACACCGGCACTGAACTTCTTTTTGAAGGCACTCAATGATGCAGCTGGTGGATTGGGACGATGGATGGAAAAGAATCCGAAGGGTGCAACAGCCGCTTCATGGATCGGCACCGGTGCTATGATCGGCACCGCTACTGCCGGAAGCATCTATGGCGTCAAAAAAGGCAGCAAGGCCATCAAGGGTCTTCTGGGACGTACTGGTGGGCAGGTGGCAGGCGGAGTGCTTTCGGAAGTTGATCTGGCGACATTGAAATCCGTCCTCGGAGAACAGAGTCCTATTGTCGATCAGTTCGGACGCCCCCTAATGAAATCCACTGCCGAAATCATAACGGGTGGCTTAGGCAAAATTCCCTCAAAACTCGAAAAGACTTTGCAATTGGCCTTCGGCGAGAATCTCGGTGGAGCGATTTTCAAATCTGGTGCATTCGGTAAGAGCATCGGAGCGAAGTTGGCCGGAACCGGATTTGGTGCACTGAAAGCGGGCGGTGCATTCGTCTCTAACCCTTGGGCGGTGTTCGCCCAAGAGATATTGTCTTCAGCAGATATCGGCAAGCAGTCGCTGAGTGAACTGGGATTACAAAATCAATTCATCGGCCCGCCGACGGCAGAAGTTTCTAACGCATTAGCGATGGCGGATGTCTTTGGTGGCACCGCTCGTGAGTATCCGAACGGGGCATTCCCATTGTCAGTCTCCCTCATGTCACAGGTCGACCTATTGGATCAGATATCAGACAAGGCGACTCTGGCTCAATCAGCGGTGAGCGCGCTTCTGAATATGAAGACAGAGCAACTCTCTGGAATGGATTTGCTGCGGAGTTCTTGGATGGAAAATCTTGACGCAGATTCCTCGTTCAGTCGACCAAAAACGTCAGACGAAAAGCGCACGGACTTGCTGCGTGGTATGCCAGCAGAATCGACAGCGGCGAGAACTCAATCACTTGCAGGAGAACCCGCCGACGTTCGCACGATCTATCAGTCGAATTACTTCACCTTCTTGGAAGCGACATCGGACACGGCGGAAAAGGCAGCCACGATTATCGATAAGAGGGCGCGGCAGAAGGTCGAACGTGGCGCCGAAGGCAAACGCTAATGTCCCTCACTATTCGCCTGCCGATCAGGAACGTCATTGCAAAGGCAACGCCGCAGAAGGTTCATCGCGGGCGGCTTTACAACGACGATGATAACCACTATTTCCACTTCCAATTCAATCCGATACCGGAACCGCTGGTCGAATACAACTGGGCTGACGATGCTTGGCTCGGCAGGGCGGAGACGCACGCGCAGTTTCTCGGCGTTGGGCAAACGCAGTTTGAGTTGCCACTGCAATTCATTGTTGCCCCGGGCACGCCGGATGTTGAAAACAACTGTAACCTATCACCAGTCAGTGAATATGTAGGGGGCGGAAAATTCATAAATATCGAGAATGTGATCGCGGTTATCAAGCGTTGGGCGGCAATCCGACTCGACAAACGCCGGCCTTCACTGGTGTGGGTCGACCTCCCTGACGCATCTTATAAAGGACGCATCACACTCATCGGCATTCGCGGTGAAGATCGGTTCCCTGACGGTCGTCTGCGCCGCGCCACTATCAGAATAGGATTCAAGGAATGGCGAACGATCAACGCATAATCGTAAGACCTGCCGAACGCATCGACCAGATCGCCGAGCGGACTTACGGCGACGCCTTTGCCGGATATCTCAAAATCATCGAGGCTAACCCCGATATGAACATCTTCTACCCACTCCCAAATCAAATACTGACGATCAAGCATGATTAACATCGATAATTCCGCTGCCGACTATGACATCGAAATCGGTGGCATAAAACTGACAGACGATCAGAAGTTGGACGTCACCGAATGCAGCTTTGAAGAGAAGATGAACAACACGTCCTGCTTCCGGTTCATCATCCGGGACAGTGATGAAATGTCACTCACCTTTGACGACCTGAAGTTCGGGACGCCGGTCAAGTTCTCACTCGGCTGGTTCGGAGCGAAGGAAGCAATTTTCAAGGGGAGCATCGTCAGCATCAGTCCGGCATTCAAAGCTAACTCACCAGCACAGGTAGAAGTGACCGCCTATGACGCCAGCTTTGGCATGAAGACTCCGCGCAATCCGGCGTTCCTACACGGGAAAAACTGGAATCAAATCGTGCGTGATATTTTGGAGCGGAACAAACGTCCCAAAGACGAAAAGGGCAAGGTACTGCCAGCGATCATTGACGACTATGTGATTTCACATCCGGACAATGTGCTTGAGAAGCGCATGGTTACTGACGAAGAGGCGGAGCTTGCTGCCGACAAGACGGACTTCGAAGTCTTGACTACTATCGCCGGGCGCACAGGCTATCAGGTCATCCTCAAGTACGGCGCCGCTTCGGAAGAGAATACCTTCTACTTTGTGAACCCCGACTACTTTGCCGACACGTCCGTTGCGGGTGGTGGCCTCTTTGTCCCATGGACGTTTTTTCACATGAATTTCTACCTGTCGCCGCTGGACTCTGACATCGACGATGAATCGGGCTTGGTGATCTATAGTTTCGAGCCTGAACTGCGCTCCCCAGGACAACGCGAGACGGTCAAGGTCGTGTCTTGGTGCTCGGCCAGTGCCTCCGGTGCAAGGTACGGCACCGATCAACTTGGCGGCATGGCACTGCGCAAGGATGAGCGCAACCTGACGCGCATCTATATCGAGTCGTCGCCGATTCCAGTACTGACCATCATGGGGGAAGTCGCCAAGACCGACGAAGAGGCGAACATTCTGGCCAAGGCGGAACTTGAGCGCCGCGCGCGCGATCTGGTAACCGGACAAGTGACGATGAACGGCTGGGTGCCCCTACGCGCGGGACAGCGGCATTACTTCCGGCTGAGAACTTTCAAGACATTCGGACAAGCATTCTCAGGGTCATACAATATCACCGGCGTCAAGCATTCTTTCGTGGCCGGTAAGGGCTTCTATACAAAGTTCGACGTCGCCCGCTACGTCGTCAGTGAGATTCCCAAATGATATATCACGGCATAGTTCACGATATCGATGATGCGAACCCCATAACAGGTTGCGAGGACAAGCAAGCTCGCGGGCGCGTTCGCATCCAGCTAATCGGATTTCGAGAGGACGTGGCGGGAATGAACATCACCCCGTGGTGTCACGCCTGTATGCCTTTTGCTGGAGCCGGATATGGTTTCTTCGCTGTGCCTCAAGTCGGTGACGAGGCTATTGTCGCTCACTTGGAGTCTGGTGACTGGGTTGTCCTCGGCTACCATTGGAGCGGGCGCAAAGGAAAACCGAGTCAAGGTTCAGCAGAGGTGCTGATTTTCAAGACGCTTGCTGGACATTATATCTCATTTACGGAATCGCGCGGTATTTCGATTAAAGCCGTAAACGGTGGAATCATTGAAGTAAAGGGAAATGGAACTATTGACATCACCGCAACCGGCAATATCAATCTCAATGGTGGTGGTGGCGGTGTTGTAACTACTCAACACAAATGCGCTTATACGGGAGCGAACCATCCCTTTGGATCGAGTTCAGTGAAAGCGGAAACATAATGAGTGATAGCCTAAACATCTCCGGCCCGGCCTTCCCGCTGACTTTCGACGGGCGCGGCAAGTTGCGACCATCATCGGATGACGAACATGTCCGACATTCGATTCAACAAATTCTCTTGACTCGCCGTGGCTCGCTCCCTTTCAAACCGACTTTTGGTAGCCGGATCCCCGAGCGGGTATTTGACCCAAGCAATTCATCGGCCTTGATCCGTGCAGACGCGGAAGAGGCACTATTGATCTGGGAAAAACGCATCGACCTGCTTTCGGTCGAGTCAGTGCCGACTACGGAGTTCGGTTTCTTGCGGTACAAGGTCGTCTACCGACTCAAGTCGAGTCAGCAGATTCAGGAACTCATTCAAGAGCAAAGGACATAGCATGGCGATATTAGTTCCCGATCAGGTACGCAAGTTCCCGCTGAGTCAAATTGAACTCGTAGATTATAGCATTTATGACTTGATGGCGCGTGCCATGAGTATCAAGCACGCAAACTGTCCAGCTTGGACTGATGATTCTCCATCTGATCTTGGCAATCAAATCGTTTGGATCGTCTGCACATTAACAAACCTGATGCGGCAGACTATCAACCAGCAGGCGCGCAATTGCTTCCTGCTAACCGCCGATCAGCGGCAGGCCGTGCGGGCGCTCTGTACCCAGCTTGGCTATACCTTACAAGAAGCATCGGCGTCTACTGTCACAGTCACCTTTACTTGTGCGGACGGGCACCCCGAATTCATAATCGCGGCAGGCACTAAGATCGGTACGTCCGGGTCAACTAACCAAGAAACTATCGTCTTTGAAACGACCGGCGCGCAATTGATCACCGTCGGAACGGTGACCGTTGATATCCCCTGTCAGCAGGGCGAGACGGTGACGAATGATATCCTCGGATCGTCGGACGGTACGGCCTACCAAGCTTTCTATCTGCCACGCCGTCCAGTCGTCTGGCATAGCGAGGCTGTTAGTGTCGATGAAGGCGCGGGCTTTATCGCGTGGACGCGAGTCGAAAACTTCAACAACAGCGACACATCCGACCTGCACTACACCGTCGAGGTCGACAACCTCGGCTACTACTACATCAACTTCGCTGACGGCACCAACGGCAAGATACCGGCAATCGGTGTCAGCAACGTGCGGGCGAGTTACCGGCGCGGCGGCGGATCGGCTGGCAATGTGGCGGCAGGCGCAATCACTTCACTCCTTACGAGCGTTGACTATGTCGATTCTGTGACGAACGGCACGGCAGCGTCGGGCGGCAGAGATCAAGAAACAATTGCGCGCGCGAAGCAATTGGCGCCTGGCGGTCTGCGTGCGAATGACCGTATTGTCACTGCCGATGATGTTCAGGTTCTTCTTGACTCATATGTCTCTCCCGCTTATGGCACTATCGCCAAGTCAGTTGCCGCCGGTATTGATAATCTGACGACTGACATACGCTTTGTGCCCGCGATCGGTGGACTACCCTCAGCCGGTTTCAAGGCTGAAGTCAAAACCTTTCTGGATTTACGCCGAATGGTCAACACGGAAATCGCCGTGAACGATCCGGTCTACTACATGATCGACTATGACGTCGCAATCTGGGTCAGTCCCGGTTACTTCGCTCCGGGCGTTGTCGAGCAAGTCCGTCAGGCAATCGTCAAATATGGATCGCCGATCTACCGGAATGAGGATGGCCTTTACCCCAACGAATTCGGCGAGGACATAAGCCTCGGCCTTCTCTACGTCGGAATCATGGGAGTGTCTGGAGTGGACAAGACGACAGTGACGACTCCTGCTACCGATGTTCCGATTGCGATCACTCAGATCCGCGAAATCAACTCAATCGACATCATCACACACGAGGGGAGTGCGCAGTCGAGTTACCTGAATCTGAGGAAGGAATTGTGATGAATAAGTTTCGCAATGTGGCGATCACCGGGGCATTGCTATTTCTCTTCGTCTGTTTCGGCGGCAATAAGGCGGAAGGCGCGACATTCGGGAATCCGACATGGGTTGGAAAGTCTGATGATGTGACAGGGAACTATTGTAGAGCATTATCAGCAGTGGCATACACGCTTTCTCCGAGTGCGAACATCGTTATCGACAGCATTGTCTTTGGTGGACGCAGTATTTCGGCAACTTCAATATCAATGGCAATCTATCGTTGGCGAAACAACTTGCCAACTGACAGCCTGATCGCGGTTACGATAAGCATTCCCGGTGCTATTGGTGATAGTTGGTTGGCGGGGGCATGTTCTTTGTCGGTATCGGCGGGCGATACAATTTGCATTGTCGAAGGGTCGTGTACGAATCCTGACAATATCAGAGTGTTCCGCCTTGATCTGCCCGGCAATAATCAGGCATATACCAGTAGTGGAACATTAGCAAATCCGTGGGTGAACTCAGGGTATTCAGCTAAGTTACTTTGCGCCTATGCTGTCTATCATGTGGTGGGATCAGTAACTCCTACTGCTTATACGGCAATCAGGAGGGTGAGCAAAAGGTGAAGCGCCTATTCCTTGCTCTCATATTCCTTTGTAGCGTTGTGTTCGCTCGTAACCCGCTCCATAGCTATCTCGATTCCACAAGCACACTTGATGATTTGTCAGCCTATCTCTGTGGCCTGAATAGCGGACAACCGCCTGATGCTGACACGCTTGCTATTCGTGGCAACTGGCGCGGTGTAATTGTTTGGGCGGACGCTGCTGGTGAAGCCGCTATTGTCAAAAGTAGGTTCCCGAATGTGGCGATTGTCCTCTACACGTCGATAGATACATATCTTGGCAATACGAATCAGGGATTGGACACGACCGACATCGGTGGAGCAAATGAGTGGCCTTTCAACCAAGACGAATACTCGCACTACCGAAAGGTCTGCAATGACTCAGGACAAAGTTACAACTCAATGTTCTACCATTGGAAGGACACAACTTGGATTCTGACCGCAACTGGCGATACGTTAGAACATTTGCCGTGCGCCCACATTCCCGCAACCGATGCCGATACTGCCTCGGTCTATTTGAATTCCTATGATCGAAACAAATACTCGGTTTTGGGTGACGGAACATATAGCCATTACCGACAAATTCGTTCTAAGTTTTATCGACAATACGGCGGCAAGACCAATGGCACATACTGGTCAACTAACAGAGCAAACCCCGATGCCTCAAATCCCCTCGCGCGGTATGCCTTGCTAAACTATTGGATGCGTGCGCTCGGCAAAACGGGCGCGGCTCCCAACTATCGCAATCTTGGCGGAACTGGAAATGATGTTTACGCATGGGGGAATCTTTCTGACAGTGGTATGTCTTGGGACGGTATCTATCTTGACAACTTCAACACGGCACAGGGATATTATGGAGAAACTGATGTATTGCTAAAGGGCGGTACAATCATGCACGGTCGTACTGGCGTGAGTGTTGGAGTCTGGGGAGCGGACTCAACAAGTCGCAAGATATACCGAGATTTCCAAGAAGGGTCGCGTTACTTCGGTTCCTATTTCGAGGACTCAACTAATTTTTGGAACAACAAACCAAAAGTCCTTGCTGGCAACATGGGCAACGATGGTTACGCTTGGGGGGCATTTGGTGACACCGTTAATTTCAGTGCGGCATCGGGGATACACATTATGATGAATGAGTTCGGAACTTCAGATATGAATCATCATTGGTTTACGACACCCAAAGATGACGCTACAAACTACTATCACCGGACTTCGGCAGTGCTCTTGGCAATGGATTCCCTGATGCGAGCTAACGACATGTTCATAATTAACTCGGCTTATATCGACTATCAGGATACGACAGCCGTATATAGAGAACTTAGAGCGGGGGCGGGCAAGGCAATTTGGATACGAGACAAAATCTTTTGGGGTGATCGTGGGATCGTCGCAACCACTCCGCCCTTTTGGGGTACGGCGTGGAGCAGGGAAGGCAACACAGGTCTCTTTTGGCCTTGCGTACGCGGTTATAGTGGACTTAGTTATTCTCCTAATTGCAATGATCGCTCCGAAGTCGATACATTCATAACTACGCAACCGAAATTGGCACGGACATTCGACTTCGGGTTACGTGATAAAGATACTCTCGCCAAGTACACGACCATCACAGACTCCAGTGGTGCAAGTTGTAAACTCTGGAGATCATTCTACAGAGTTAAGCACGGCAAGGATTCCATCTATACGCGCTTCTACTACCTATATCGGCAAACAGATTCTTGGACTTACTTGCACTCGGAGAAACACTATGTCTATGTGACCCCACCAGATACCTCTTGGCATCGCATGGAGTACGACGGGACGACAACGGCAATCAATGGAGCAGCGCAACGATGTTGGATGGGCGACGGTTTGATTCTCGTTAAGGGTGATGTTCCTGAAGCTCTGAACACGCCACCCGGAATACCGGTGTTAGGGAGTCCGATAAAGGGCGCAACGGATCAGGCACCCAATCCGATCTTGCTGGTCAACAATACCACTGACGAAGATGGGAATACACTGACCTACAATTTCCAAGTTGCGACTGACTCGGCGTTTACGTCTCTTGTTGTGAGTAGTCCACTTCAGCATACAGGCGTCACCACAACGTCTTGGACGGTCAATCCGCCACTGAGTTATGCGACAACTTACTGGTGGAAGGTGCGAGCATACGACGGCGAAGACTACGGCGGCTGGCCTATCCCGTGGTCATTTACGACGCGCAATGATACGAATAGAGTACCAACCGCTCCGGTATTAGTTACACCGATAGACGACTCCTCTGGGATTATTATCAATCCTACATTGACAGTGACAAACTCAACTGATCCCGATGACGAAGATGTTATCACCTACCAATTTGAAGTCAGTACCGATTCACTGTTTACATGGCTGACGACTTCGGTGGTAGGAGTCACAGAAGGCACGATCACAACTTCATGGACAGTAGTCCCGGTTTTAGATTATGATAGCACTTACTACTGGCGCGTGTACGCTTTCGACGGTACGGCGTTCAGCGACCCGTCATTGACAAGATCATTTACCACTATGAGTTATGTAGAACCACCAACCGGCATGCGCTGGCTATGGAGAAAGCCATGAAAAAACTGATTCTGTTTCTGTTGCTGCTGATCATCCTCGGGTTCTGCCAACTGGCAAGAGGTGCCCCCGTCGATCAGTGGCCATTAGTGCAAACCATCGACACCGTCGATGCCGCCGGCGCCAATGCCTATACCCAGTTCGTAGTTGATAGTTTATCCATTGGCAAGACCAGAGTCAGGTCGCTTGTCAATCAGAAAATCATTATTCGTCAAGGCACGGACAAGCCTTTTGCAGTAGGTATCTACAGCGTGGCCTATGCGAGTCCGAATGTGACAATTACGGTCAATGATTCTGTGCCGCAGGCGTTTGCGCATGGCGATTCTATCTGGTTTATCGGCGACATTGCATATACGTATGTGAGTTTGCCTGAAGCGGCAAAGGCGGCGGCTGATTCAACAATCAAGAGGGACTCCGCCTCCGCTACCGGAACCCCGGGTACTCTTGGTAGCGTCATCAAGTCGGCGGGCGGGACTGGCGGCATGACTACTTTACCAGATAGTCTCTTTGACTCACTGGCAGCAATTCATGCCGCAGTAAATTTGCGACCGCTCACGACGGATTTGCCAATTATCACTCAAGCAGGACTTGACTCGCTGCGAGCGACGCCAAACCGGATCAGATGGATATCGGAATTTATCGGTGTCCCATGCGACAGTTCGATGCAACTACTCTTCCCCGGTGGAGAAACCCAAGTGAAAGATTCGGCGCAGATATTCTGCTGGCAGGGAGGTGCATGGACATATATCCGCACAGTGACGTCTCGGTATTCAAATGTGGTCAACGCTCCTGATACCACGAAGACTCACAGGTAGGCGATGACAATAGGCGACAGGCGATTCTATGGCGGTGACCCGCTGGTCGATTCCAGATTCTATCCGCGCTGGCCGGAACCGACACCAGTGGAAGTTCACTTGGACCCAAGACAATCACGCACGTGGCCGCAAGAGCGCATTGACCCGCGCCCGATCAACCTGCTCGACTTCATGGATGCGATTCAGCATTCGCCGGGCATGGTTGAATTCGCCATTCCGATTTCGGATCAACTGAATTGGATACGTGACTGGGCATTCGGCCTACCTTACCTGACTCGCTTTGCCGACACGCCGCAAAAATATCTGTCACTACTTGCGGGCAACTTCGGTTTCGAGCTAATCGACATGCCCTATGCGACGCAGCCGGAGCGACGGGCATTCGTCGAAGCGATCCCCGAACTCTACGCTCGTCGAGGTACGCTTTGGGCGATCAACCGCATCATCGAGTTACTCGGCTTCACAGCGACGTATGAGGAATACTATCAGGTCACGGCGATATGGAATCAATTTGCATTCTGGAATCCGTCATCTTCCGTTGGCGTCGTCTCGGAACAAATCTATGACTGGAATGACAACACCGTGCAGGGTTGGGTCAACCAAGCCTATGGACATTTCCTGCCGATGGCTCAGAAACTCCGGGGTATCGGCGAGGGCACGGCGGGGTATAGCCCATATCAGAGCTGCAATATCAATGACACGCATAGGGACTACTTTCTCAGAGTTAAGTTCACCGTCCTGAAAACGGGCAACATTGTTTTCGGCTGTAATGTTCGCTGGCAGGACGCCTCCAACTTCGTGCGGGTGCAACTATACAAAGATGTCAGCGAGCAGAGCATTGCCGTCGTGGAATATGTTGGCGGCTCCAGCACCGTTCTCGGTTATGCCGATATCTCCGGCCTCACTTGGTTGACAGGGGAACACACTCTACGCATTTGGGACGAAGACAGCAAAGTGACGATCATTCTGGACAATACCACCCTGATTTACGAGCAAGCCTATACGTCTGCCATCGAGCCAATTATGAAGGGTCTCTGGGTCGATTATCGGACGATAGTTGACTGGGACGATTTCGCCTTACGCATCATCAACCGCAACAAGGTAGCGAAGTTTTTCACCGAGGGAATTTTCGATAAGGAATTGCGCATCACCTTGAGCGGCACCCCTGTTCACGCGGACGCCAAGGCAGAGTACCTCGAAAAGATAATTCCAAATTTCACGCCGTATGACACAGCAGTTATCTGGGTAACTTAGGAAGGACGATATGGGCGACTATACTGTCACTCGCGATCAATATCTTGAATCCAAGGCCGTCCAGCGCAAGATCATGCAGGATGGAACACAAGCACTTGATGCGGACATCAATGAAGTAGGTCAGATATGCGACCAGCGAACTGCTCGCCACCTCTGGAATCTGATTGAGCGGCAAAATGCCCGCTTCGGCACTGGCTGGGTTATCACCGGCGGTCTCGGTACGGATAGTCTTGGCAAGGTCACCGTCTCCGCTGGTGACGCCGCCATCATGGTCGAAACCGACAAGGCGCGAATCTGCAATCTTGCAACCAATACCATTGTAGGCAGCTGGACAACGCCCGCCGGTACGCGCACCGATTGCCTCTACGTTGATATCACCTTGCCGATCATTGATTCCGTCGATGATGTGACTTTGGTTAATCCGAAATGGGGCAGAGAGACGGCGGTCGACCAACGGCTTGCCTTTACCTTTGTCAAGCGCGAGGGCTACAGCACCCCGCCAACGGCGCCCGCCGATCATTACTACGTCAGCATTGCCCTAATCTCGCGCACGGCTTCGGCGACGATCACCGACGGCACGATTACGAACCTGCTTCATGAGTACAAGATGTCTCCCGAAGCTACGGTCAATACGGCGGCCATTATTGACCAGGCAGTGACTACCGCGAAAATTAAGGATCGCAATGTCACTACCGGAAAGATAGCGCTCCTCGGTGTCACAGGGGCGGAGATTGCGACCGATGCTATCACCGTCACGAAGATAGCAGGCGGTGCCGTGACCGCTGTAAAGCTGGCTACCGACGCAGCGATAGGAAACATCACAGCGGACTCGTTATTCGGGTCTAAACTTGCCACTGGTGCGTCAGGCAACGGCATCACGGGTGATCGAATCAATGCGGCGACGATCACCGGAGCCAAACTCGCTAATCAGACGATCACCGCTACACAGATTGCCAATTTAACTGTGACTGCCGCCCAAATTGCGAATGCGACAATCACTTCCACGCAGATTTTCGATGCGACGATCACGGAGGCGAAACTCGCCGTACAGTTCCTTAGAAGTAGTGGCACGAATAATCTAACTGGCAACCTTGCGCTTACCGCCGGAGTCACAATCGACGGCGTTGATCCGAGTGTGATATCGGACATAATCTATGCACAGACGCTTGAGGCCACATTCGGTATCAACGATGTCATTACTAACTGGAGTGCAGCTACGGCAGCTTCAGCGTGGACTCTTGCCGATGACGGCGATCACCTTTACAAGGCGAAATTGCGGAAAGCCTATTACAAGAAGGCCAACGCCAAGAAATTACATGTCCGCTTTGAAGCGGGAATGGCTCTCACTGCGAGTGATAGTTATGCCGGAGTGACCGTGCAGGGGCTTACTCAGGTGGTCTCTCCCTCCCTGAGCACATTCAACTGTCCGGCGACTTGGAATGGGACATTCTTTGATTTGGTGGTCGACATTTCCAGCTTGGCGACAAACGCTGATGCTAATGTGATTGTGGCAATGCGCGGTACAAACGGCACGGGCACGGCGAGCATATCCATGCGCAAAGTTATGATCTGGACTCAGGTAGACTAAGGAGATTATAAATGGCTGACTATACTACAGACTCACCGGCGACGCTTGTCTGTGCAACTCAATTCACAGAAATCATGGCGACCATAACTGGGACGCGACAAGCGAACGGCGAAACCTTCATTGACGTGACTTATGTCGGGCTTGACCACAGCACTTGTTCCACGACGTTGCGCATACCGGACAATGCCACTGACGCAAAGATCGATGTAGCAATCAAGGCTTACGGCGTACAGTGGTACACGGCAGCACGTTGGCGGATCGTCAATGCCGGAAGTTGGTATAGTGCACTCAGCGCACGCATCAACGAGGAACTGAACATCCCCGTTCCGTATCCCGACTGAAGCATTCTTAACTAACCTAACATTCGCATAACCACCACGTTCGCGCGCTCGCGCGCCCTCTATAAAAACACCAAGGAACCCATGAAAAAGAAACCAGAAGCAACAGAAGGGAAAAGACCGACCGTGCTGATCGGAGTGCCGTCTTATGACGGATTCCTGCATTTTCAACTTTATGATGAAATCAGCACGTTGGCCTTCTATTCAAAAGGCAAAGGCATAGATGTTTTCACGAGGGGGTATGTCCCGTTTCTCGTGATGGTGAATTCGTCGCTCCCGAGCAATCGGGCGCGCATTGTTGAGCAGGCACTCAAGCTCAAGGCAGATTATCTCCTCTTCATAGATTCCGATTCAACCAACATTCCAGCAGACGCCCTGATCAGGTTGATGTCGCATGGCAAAGATATGATCGGGGCGTTGTATTATAAAAAAAGGCCGCCACACCTCCCCGTTGTTGGGAACTTCTCATATTCAGAGAAAAAGAAGATGCGTTATCTGGTCGATTTCAAACCGAACAAGGTGCTGAAAGTTGGCGGGTTAGGCTTCGGCTTCACATTGATTTCCACCAAGCTACTCAAAGACTGCATAACGAAAGACCCGAAACGAGAATTGTTTCCATGCTCCGAGCGGCAGGGCGAAGACGGCGGCTTTTGTCAATTAGTACACGACTCCGGCTATGACATCTATTTGGACACCGGCTTGGTTGTGGGGCATCAAGGGCTATACAGCTACAGCGCAAAAGATGCCGCACTCTATCGGGGGGAAATAACAGCACTACGAAAGAAGGGATTAAGTGCCACAACGGCGGCTTCCCATAT